GCAAGTTGTCCAGCTTGATGGTTCCCTTGTCAGCGCCGCTCTTCGTGAGCGCCGCCTGCCATTCACCCGAACCGGTGTTGGTGATGGTCAGGATTTGTCCCACTGAAGGGTTCTCGAAGACCAGTGTGTTGGGCTGGTCGAATGTCCATGAGTTTGGCATAGGTTTGGTTTGTTGGGGTTAACTTACCCGGTGGTCGTCTCTTTGCCAAGAGCAGAATCCACCAGACTGAAAAAACAGGCGGCCAGAACGATCACAACCGCCACGCATCCACCGATGAATCTAATGAGTTTCATTGTTGTCTGCCTAAGCAGGTTTCAAATCTTTGCCAGGCGTTGTAATAAATGGGAGCAGCAAGTCCGCTATTATCGAATTTCGTTCCAAAACTATATCCAGCGAGTGTTTTGGTTGTTGAAGATGACCGACCACCGTTAAGATTGAGCGCAAAAACAAACGTTGTAACTGTCGGAAGACTTTGTGCAACCGGAGCCTGTGAAGCCTTAAAAACTCCGTTCTTATATGCTTGTGGAGAAGTCGTTTCAACTTGTGAAAAGTATCCTCCGCTTCCATTATTATCCGTATATGCTGTCCCTGAGCCACAAATATCATGCCTTGTTCCTACCGCAGTAAATGAAGGCCCAACAAGACCCCATTCGTGTCCAGAACCATCCTGCCCTCCAAATGACCAAGTTGCTTCGGTGCTTTGAGATACAACATAAACAAAAAAATGAATGTTTGTATTTGCCGGAAAATCATTTGATGGAATGACCCCTGTATCCAAATTACCAGAAGCTCCAGGGTCAGACAATCCCCCTCCAGAGCCTTGTTCTTTATATGTCCAGCCCCCTTGAGCCTGCGAGGAAACATCTATCGCGCTTCCTTTGTCTGCAATCAACGGCGTCTGAACCGCTCCAAGAACGGTATCGGAAGCTCCGGTATGGAAATCATTTCCCGCGAACAGATTCAAACGAAGAATTTTACCAGGATAAAATCCAGCGTTGCGAATCGCCCGCATGAACTCCGTTGCCGCCAGACGGGTCGAGGGTTTTATGGACGCATTTTGCGCCCCGGCAAATCCTCCGTTGTTCGTGCTTGACCGGTTGTTCCAGTCAATCACCTGAGCGTCGTAACCTGGAAACACCGCCCGTCCAGCTTGAGCGGATAGACAAAGCAGAAAAGAGAGAAGACATGATTTTGAAGCAAGGGTCTTCATCAATTTCCAACTACATTAAGAGTTGCGAATCCACGGTAAGCATGTTGCACAAATGAATCTCTCGCTTTGGCTGCTTCTTCCTGCGTGTCGAACTGCCCCAGATATATTGTCTTTCTGTCCCTGTAAGCGTACGCCTCCCATCTTTTATTTTTCTTATGCCACGCAACTCCAATAAATCTGGAAGAGCCTTTCTTCTTTTGATATTTGCGATGAGCGGCATTGTCAGCCATGTTGCAAACTCTCAAATTCGACTTTCTGTTGTCCGACCGGTCGTGATTGATGTGGTCCACAACTATAAACCGGCTTACCTCCTTTCGGTGCAAACCCAGTATCCATCGGTGAAGATATACCTTTGCGTTCTTCTTGTTCTTACTGATGAAACAGGCAACATATCCGTTATTGTCGATATTCCATTTTCTTGAAAACTCCATCATTGGTCCAAGATCGGGTTCGTCAATGTTTACTATTCCTCGTTCTAGCTTTATTTGCATGGTACGAATTAACCCGTCATTATGGTCTTCGTAAATTGTTTGCCGGAACCACGTTTATCTGGCCATTGGTCTGCAAATCGTTGAACAGGCTGTAAGTGTCCAGTGCCCCCGCGTTGGTGGTTTGTACCAGGGCTACACCATTCACAAAGGAAAATACGCTGTTGGTCCAGGTAACAGTTCGAGTGCCGGTTCCATCCTGATAGATGTACAAAATGGCGTTCTGTTGTCCATTGGTGTTGGGAACATTGCTGAATGAGGTTGGCCCGAAATAGGCATTCGCCGTCAGAATCAACTTGAACGTCGTCCCGCTGGCGCTGCCAAGGCTCCAGTCACCGCCGCTGACATTCGTGCCTCCGGTCCCGCCCAGTGTCAGAACGATGGGAGTATTTGTCTGCGAACCTGCCACACCTCCGGTGGCACTTAGTGTGGTGCCATCGAAGGACAGTCCGGTTCCAACGGTTACTGCGGCCAGCTTTGTATTTGAATCAGTTCGGGACAGCTTTGAAGCTCCAACATCCAGAGGGAAAATGCCATTGGTTGATCTCGTGGCGTTGTTGGTCAGGTTGCCAGACAGGTTAAGATTGGTTCGGGTATAGGTGACATTCGGGTTGATGTGAATGATCCCATCCGAATCATCCGCCATGTGGGCCAGTGGAACCATTGGAGAGGTGGTCGTGGTCATCACCAATGGAGTTCTACCCACTGAATCGGTGGTGAACGTGTTCTGGAATATGGCGGCGATCATCGGCAGGGTGATGAGCACCAGAATGAACAGCCACAGATTTCGTTTCTTCATATCAGGTCGGGCACAGCATGTCCCGGTAATGCTCGAATATGGCCGATAACCGGCCAACGTCGAGAGGTTTTTCCAACAGCCAGAAAGGTCCGTGTTTCATGCACTCCTGCACCTGGTCGTGCATCGGGAATCCCGTGCACAGCGCCACCGGACTGGACGGAGCCGCGTCCTTCAACTTCATCAACGCCTGTGAGGCGGGTTCGCCTATCCCCTGAATATCCATGATGATGAGCGTGTAGGGCGGTTGCTGAACCCTCGCCTTGTTCCTGCCTTCTTCCGAGTTCAACGCGCCGTCCAGCACGAATCCCTTTCTGGAGAAGCTGGCCTTCATCAACAACTGGAAGTTTTCATCGTCGTCAATCACCAGAAACTTCAACGGCCTTGGAGACACCTCCCCCTTCACTGTCCTTTCACCCATCAGCTTGTAGTAGTCATCTATTTGCTTTACGGTGCTTTCCGGCATTTCACGAAAACCAGTGTGCGGCGAGTATCGGGGCAATGTGAACAAGGAATTCCAGCAGTGCCACGCCCATCCCAACAAAGATGGCCACCCTGGACCATACGAATTTACGGAATTGTTTCCCGCGAATGATCTCGGTTTCGAGGTGGTAGAGATGGTTGTTGAATTTAACATGCTGCTCTATCAACCAGTCCAGCTTCCGACCGATGACATTATCCAGCTTCCACTTTTCCTGAACAACCACATCCTTGACCAGCATCAACTGGCCAAGCGGGATGTTGTGCTCGAATTCGGGCGGTTCTTTAATCAGGTAGAATCGCCGGTCGCCATCCTCTACAACCTCGAATTCCGGCGTCATGGCTCATGCGATTGTCTATAACCACGCAGCGCCGTTCCAGACGAATATGGTTCCCGTATCAGTGCGGTAATAAATCGCGCAGGTTCCGGTGGGTGCAGTCGTTGGGTCCACGGTTCCGCACAACACCGATCCCACACCTCCTCCACCACCACCGCCGTTGTTGACTATCTGCTGCAACAGGGCCAGTTCTAGCAGCATCCAGATGCCGGGTGAAAGACAGGCGTAACACTTGGCGTCTTCCAACAACGCATTGACGCTGGTATCAGCCATTGGATTTGAGGCGAGTAGGATTTGCTGCAACAACCCAAGTTTCAACAACTGCCACTGACCCGGTGCGGTGCAGTTTTCGTAACACTTGGACGCTTCCAGAAGTGAGTTCGCGTCGGTGGCCATGATTCATGTCAGTCGTAGTTGCCACCGCTCATGGCGGGTTCCCCTTCGCCCATTTCATCGTCCGGCATGGATTCGGAGGATTCGTCGTCCTTCTTCTCTCCTTCGCCCTTGGACAGGGCGTATTCCACACCGATTTCGTCCTCGCCAATGCTGGTGATTTTCAACACCACCTCGTCGCCCACATTGAACTTCTTCCCCATGAGAATGCTCTTGGGAAGCACTGCCGATGGTGAACCGTCGTCCTCGCCATGCACCGCGTCCTGCTGGTCGTCCGGCTCTTCGTCGTAACCCGAATTATCGTATTTTGGCATATTTGGTGGACTTGTGTAATCACTGAGATACCATACCCCAATGACTACGATTATTAGTGGAAAGCACTTCTTTGATAAGGCTTATGAAGTTAACCAAAACGGATGCTGGCTCTGGACAAGAGCGAAATCCGCAGCCGGGTACGGAATGTTGAGAGACTTCGGGAAAACGATCTACGCTCACAGATTTTCCTGGATTGCTCACCGGGGACCGATTCCAAAAGGAATGATGGTTTGCCACAATTGTCCAAGAGGGGATAACAGGTCTTGCGTTAATCCCGAACATCTTTGGATCGGAAGCGGAAAACAAAACACGATTGATGCCCTTAAAAAGGGAAGACTTAAGCCACAAGCAGAAACCCTTAAGCGACTTTGGAAAGAACGATGGAAAACCAGACGCGGAGAATCTCATCCACAAAGCAAACTTAAGGCTTTTCAAGTGGTCGAAATGCGTCGTCTTCATTCCGAAGAAGGTTGGGGTTACAAGCGACTCCGAAAGCGTTTTGGGGTTTCTTTCGGAGTCGCTCAACGTATCATCAATCGTAAGAGTTGGACTTCCGTTTAGTCTGGAATTGAACCATCACAAGCCTCATTTGCAGACTGATAGGACTGAACCGGGTATCCGGGATCAGGCGAGCAGGTGTTGATGTAGGGCACGCAGAGCGGTTCGCCCTTGTAGAAGAACACGTTCAGGAACTCCGTGTACTCGGGTCGGATGGCCAGTTTGAAGTCGCCGATGAACTGGCCCTTGTTGCGCCGTTTGTTCTCAATGACGCACCCGTTCACATCCGCGCCAAGGTTGTCCATCACGAACTGCCATCGCCCGGCAAAGTCGCGGGCTGAGAACGGCATTTCAGGATTGATGGGGGTCGAGTCGCTAACCAGGGCGGTCAACGCCTTCTTGTGCATGATGTAGGCGATTCGGAAATGCGCCTTGTCGAAGTCCGGGTTGTCGATGCGTCCCAGGCCGGGGTCTCCACCCGCGCCGCCCGTGGTGTCGTTCTTGTAGGGCAACACCAACTGGTAACGGTAACGATTCCCGTTGCCGCCGTTGGCCGATGCGCCAAGGTCGCCCACGAAGTTGAACCGAAGACCGGCCCAGTCGGTGCGAACCATGAAATTTCCAATCTGACCGCTGAACCCGTAGCGCCAGTAGGCTTCCTGAGCGCCCCATTCCGTGAACCTCCAGTTACCGGCGATGGATGGCGTGCCGCCTACCCCTGTGGAACCGCCAAGTCGGTCCAGTTCCCAGCAGGTCTCGATGTCCGTTACCAGTTCGATGAACGGTGCCGTGTCCTTGAAAGGATTCTTGCCGGCGTAACCCACCCGCATGAGCGGATTAAACCGGACCTGCAACGCCTGGGGAGTCAGTTTTCCGCAGTCGTTTGGATTGACCGAGCAATCAAAGTAGATTTCCTCGTCACCAACGGTCGTCCATTGGAAGGTGAACTCACTCAGGCTGCCCGCTGAACTGGTGAAGAAACGCTTGCTGGCATGGTCCAAAGCCCTTTTGCGAAGGAACATGGACATGATTGCCGAGGTGGACGGACGCAGGATGTCGGTGATAATCTGCTCGAATTGTTCCACCGAATGCGTGACGTGCATCAACTGGTCGAAGCACAGCAGTGGTGTCTGCCAGCTTTGTTCCTCCAGAAAGTAGGTGATTCGTTCCGAACCCCAACCGATGTTGTACTCGGTCTTGTCGCAGGGCGTCCCAAGACAGGAGGCATACTGGGTGCGGGTCCATACCTTCGTGGTGTTGGGCCACACGTCACGGAAACGATCCAGACGCCGTTCCACGCCTTCGTGGTTGGGGAATGTCCCGGTGGCGACGTTGCCAATCCAGGAATCGACGGGGGTGATGTCTCTCAGAATCAACTCGTCGTAGACAGGTTGTTGATCTACAAGGAGTTGTGTAAATTGGTCGCAACTGATGATGTCTGCCATACGCTTGTCTGACTTTCAAAGTTAATTGGTTTCCGTCAGACCCTGACAAAGCGCACATGCGCGGACAGTTCTGGCGGGGATTCTTTGAAGTCAGCGTACTTCAGACTGCTAAGCTGAGGCGGCTTTGAAAGTGCCACCGGACTTTTTGCGGGTCTAACTCCCGCTCGACATCACAAAGCGGATGCTTGCTTGAGGGGACTACTACGCGAAGGAGTTGAATCTGTCAAGAGACAGAATTACGGGAACCCATTCCAGCAAGGCCGGTCAACCACCATACGTCCCATGTCCAGCACAGCCACACGAAGGACACATGATAGAACGGGTATTTGGGCATCCAGTTGTTGACCCTAACCGTTGGTAACAGGTGCAACCCGGTTGGCAATGGTCTGGTGTGATTACGGAACCGGGTTTTCAACACCCGGTCGAATCTTTGAAATCGAAGGTTCAATTTTGTTTGGCAGGTTCTTCCCCGAAAGCCTTGTCCACGGCTTCCTTTACCACTTCACTTGCAGGGTTCATCGCCTTGACCGCGTTTTGAAGCAGCAACGAGGCAAGCAGGATGGCCTGCGGTGGATCGAATCCAAGGACCGTTTCACCATGTTGAAAGATTACCCGGCCTTTGTGAACACCGATGGCACCAGAGGGGGTTTTAATTCCAAGCTCTTCGGGGGTCATGGCGTCATACGTTTAGGGTTCTTACCGGCGATGCTGAATGCCTTCTGCCTGAACCGTTCCATAGCGTCAATAGGTGCGGTGCTGGCAGCTTCGCCCCCGTGCGGCTGACCGTTGTTGGGTTCACCACCCTTGTACTGGGCGATGATCTTGTCGCGTTCCGCCAGTTCGTTCTTCAACCGGGTGTTCTCCATCTTCAACGTGGTGAATCCAATGGCCCGTCCCCGTACGCTGGCGTGTTTCCTCACGATTTCCGCCCTTTGTTCGGGTGTAAGTCGCGGGTCACTTGAACTGCTGGAAAACGCGCTGTCCACGTAATCGGTGGCCTGTTTGAGCTTCGAGTTCCATTGCTCGTCGCCCTCTTTGGGTTTCAGGAAGTCGTACTTCGCCGAGTCTTCCTCACGGAATTGGTGAAACAATTTTGCTGTCTGTTCCATCGCGGTCTTTTGCGCCGTGGTCTGCTGTGTCTGTCGTTCTGCACCGTTCTTCCTGGCCTCTTCCAAGGCTCTCGTTTGAGCCGAACTGAGTTCTCGAACCTTCCGGTAATGGGCCATGACATCATCCGCCGCTTCTCCGAACATATCATTGGCCCGCCTTCGGGCTTCCCCAAGTGGAAGGTTGGCCAGCGCCAGAAGGTCTTGCACAGTTCCCGTCCTCTGGTTTCCGTCCGGTAATGAGACCTGCAATTCCTTCAAATCATTAACCGCATGGGTCCACGCCTCTTCGTAGGGTTGCTGGTACTTGGTCTTGAATTCCTCGCTCTTGGAATAGTCCACGTATCGGATGTGTTCATCCAGTTCCTTGAGCCTTGTCTCGGCCTGTTCAGCCCGTTGACGAAGTTTGTCCGCATCCCCCATCTGCGCCAGCTTGGATTCGGCTTCCACGGCCCTTTTCTCGTATTCACGGGCGAGTTTCTCGTATCGTTCCTTGAGTTGCCACGCGCCGGGCTTCTTTTCGCCCTTGGCTTCCACAGGAGCCTTCTGTTCCTGTGCAGGAGGTGTTTGTTCACCTTGAGTTTTGGGTGGCTCTGCGGGCGTTTGGGGTGCCTTTTCTGGTGCCTTGGGTGGTTCCGTCGAGGGTTGGGTGGGTTTCGACAAATCAGCCTCAAACGCCTTCTTTACCTGTGGTTCAACGTTCTTGAGGTTCGGCCCCTTTTCCGCCGCAGCTTTGAGACCTGACATGAACCCTTCCTTGGGGTCTCTGGCAGGTGCAGAAGGTTTTGCCGGTGCCGGGGCTGCCTTGGCTGGAGCGGATGGTGCTGGAGTGGGCGGTGGTGGTGCGGTGAGTGTTTCAGACATAGGTTTAGATTAGTAGTTCTTTTGATGTCTCGTCCACTTTGAATCCGTGTAAAATATCGTACGCCATCTGGCCTGTTGTCATTTCATGCTCGGCCTTGTCCCAGTCCGGGTGTCCGGGTCCGATTCGCACATAATCCGTTCGCTCGGTTCTCAACGGTGAATCAATCAATTCCTTCAACTTCCTGGCCGCGTCGGATGCTTCCGAATAAAGGTTCCTCACGGCTGCCGTTGCCACTTCAATCTCCTGCTTGCGAAACTTTTCAGCGTCACTCTTGGACAGGACAATCGTTTTCAAGATGTACCTTGCTTCGCTCATTTTTGTTTTGGTAACGGAGGCTTGACTGGCGTGTAACTGAGTTCGTATCCTGGCTTTTCACGGCTCACCGGAGCGGTCTTCTCGGCAATGGACAGCAACGTGTCCAGAAACCTTCTGGCCCCTTCAATCTGGTTCCATGCGGCAGCAGACGAATGAATGTCTGCCGAGACCGGCTTGGTGTTGACCACCAGTTGCAACAGGGATGCCTCAGCCGCCTTGAGGAACTGGTCCGAACCGAGTGTGGAAAGGTAGGCTTCAAGCACCTTGGGGTCTTGTTCCAGAAACCGTGTCTTGGGCTGAAGTGGCATGTGCTTCTAACGCTTCGATTCAGGCAACACCGGCCCTTTGTTTTCTTGTTCACTGTGAGTCTCTGTTCCGGTGTGCCTGATCTCGTCTTTAGGAGTCTGAGCCGCGAGGTTGTCGGACACCCATTTACGCATCCGATTCCATCGCTCGTTCGGCAGTTCACTTGCCGTTCCCCACTCGTCGTTCATGTGTTCGATTTCGGCAGCCATCGAACGCGCTACGCCGATTGCCTTGGCGACGGAATCAGGATCGTAGTAGTCCACGCGGCTGACATCCAGTTGGCGAGTTTTGCACACCACGCCGATGGTGCAGCACTCGCCTTTTTCGCTCACCAGTTCTCCAGCGATGAGCACTTTCTCAGGCATTGCGTCCATCGCGGCGGCGAGTTCACGCAGGAACGCTTGTCCGCGTTTTCCGTGCAGCGCACGATCCACAGATGCTCGATACAGTTCGAGATTTTCACATTCGTCGCTATATCCACTTCTACTCATAAAGGACTCCTAACCAGTCAGTGCAGGCAGCGGCGGGTTGCGCTGCGGGTTAATTCGGTGCGTCAGGTCCGCCGTGCCTGACTTCGTTGTTAGAAATACCGCTTCTTGTTGGTCTTCGGGTACGCCTTGATTCGTTTCACAAGGCTTCTCTTGAGCGGCATGGTCTTGCTCAAGCCCTTCATCAACTTAGATACCTTGACGATGCCCTTCGCCATCTTGTGCGGTTTCTCGACAATCGGTATCCCCTTTGGAGTAGGACCGCATCCGGGGGGTCGGGCGTAAACTGGAAGCTCGCAGGGGTTGTCGGTCACATGCGTAACTTACAAACGGGTCTGACTTACGCAAGTTTAATCTTCGTCTCTTGCCAGTTCCACGGCTTCCTGAGAGTCTGCCCCGCCCATTTCGACCGAACCGGGTTCATCAGAATCACTCTCAGCAATGGCCGCAGCCAGCGATGCGGTGTCCACGACAACGTCCTGTCCTTCAAGTTCAGCCGCGTGTTTCTTGAGTTCTTCAACGGCTTCTTCCGGTGTGTTCCCCTGACCCAGCACCGATCCTATGGACGCGCAGGAATGTGGCAGTGGCGGGATTGCGTAAAGGTCGTTTCCAACCTTGGATGCGTTGTAAAGTTTAACCCATCGCAGGTCGGGCACTCTGACCGTTCGCCAGTGTTCCTTGCCGTCGTCCTTGTGGTCAATCAACACCTGAGCCACGAACTTCGATTCCCACTCCGGTTCGATGTATTCACCATGCGCCGCAGCCAACACGACTTCGGGAAGATTTGAGCACGCTTCAAGCAAGGGTTCTCCTGCTGGGCTTGCGTGGCGACAGTTTCCAGACCAACAGGGCTTTCCGTTTCTCCTGACGTACAAAATATGATTATTTACTGTTACGTCGTACACCATTCCTTGGTAAGAAACTGGATTTATGTAGAGATGTTTTCGATTTCCACCCTCCAACCAGAAATCCTTGAATCTGATTCGCTCCCGAACAAGAAGTGAATCATGCTTGGTGATGTATTTACCGTTTGATATGGCCACCTCCGAACCGGCCTTTGTAATAGTCCTAATGGACGCAACACTCCCAGCCTTTAGAAACAACTCCTGAATGTCATTAGCAGTGTTTTTGGAAGTGGTACTTATCAGTCTGTTGCCTCTACGATTTGAACCATCACCAAGACAATAGGAATCAAGAAACAAGTTTATTTGACGGCTGCTCAGCATCTTTAAAAACGGATGTATCCCCCTCTCGTGCCTTAATCCCGTACTTGCAAGGAACGAAGACAATTGAATACTGCTTGTTCTGAATCCCTTCGGATACGGCCTCCAGTCGAATGGGAGGGTCTTCAGTATCTCCCATATCTTTTCACGATATTTTGTTTGGGTAATTACAACCTGCCACCTGCTGGTGTGACCCTCTGATAAGAAAACCCCGAGGAACCTGATCCAGGAATCCATTGGAATGGTCACGGCTGGAAGGTAAATCGTTTTTTCGATGTGTTTTCCTTTTCCGCTACTCCATCTGTTAGAGTAAGCGGGAAGTACAAAATCAGACACTTCCACCCCGTTCCAAATACCAGTTCTTGGAATTGACAATTGTGGAGGAAGCGAATCCGCTCTGAATTCTGACAATGGCTTGTGCGGTTTCGTCCTTCCCCATACAGAATGACCGGGAGTCACTAAAAGCTCCAAATCTCGTTTTCTGTTTGCAATTTCCAACATTTGACCCGAGTACCAATATCTGACATGCCGGGAAGGTTTGTGGTACTCAATATGGTTGGTGTTTGGCTCAAGAGTACAAACACGTTCATCACCACTTAACTCTTTGAAGAACTTCCATCCAGAGTCCGTTAAAATCTCTGTATCTTCGCTGAAACAGGTAGGGTCCGTGAAGTAGGGAGTACCGTCCGGCGTCACCCTGACTTCCGCGTGAAAGTTGTTTGCGTATCCCATCTTTTCCAGAAGCGGTCCGATTGAATCGGTGACGGTCTTTAGTGGTTTTGGAAGGTCATCGTAATCGCACAGTGCTCCGAAGTAGCTTTTGTCCTTTCTCTCAATTCCATGAAAAGCCGAACCGGGAAATCTTCCACCGTAAAAGAACCCGTCATAGCCAACCTCCTTCGCGTCGAATGCCGATTCAACCAGGAAATCTATCGTCTCTTGAATAGGTCCGTATTCGATGGCGAGTTCGTCCAGGCGATTCGAGGACAGTTCGGAGTCAATCCAGCGCCATGTCTCTCCGTTGCCTCGATACCGGCTGATGCGGATGTACTGGTCTTTCTTGTCCTTGAGATAATCGGTCAGGTCGGACAGCCCGTGGGCGATGTGGTAGGGGTGAACCGGAAGGCCCAGGTCTTCCATGTGAATGCGGAACAGTTCCCGGTTCCATTCGAGATTGACCGCCACACCGCTTCCCCACACAGCCTTTCCCTGTTCCCTCAACCAGTTCTGCAACGCAGGATGGATGCAGTCGGGAAAAGCGAACACATCCACATCGTCCAGTTCTGAGAAGATTGATTCAACCACGATGATTTCATCGAATCCTTCTCCTATCTGCGCCTCGTGAACCCTTGGGGACGCCTGTTCCACAGGATTCCAGAACAACACACGCCCGAATGAATCGGACATCCTAAGAGCGAACGGAAGGAACATCCCACTGTCCACCACGAGAATTGTTTTTTCACTGAGGTCACTCATCTTCGCCTTCGTCTCCGGGTTCGTCTTCCTTTATGTCTTCTGGAAGTCCATCGTCTGCAAGTTCAGCGTCACCCTCCGGCATCCGGTTTTACCTTTCTCGCCCTTCGTATCTCCGCAGCCGTCTTCAAGTCCTGAGCGGCCACGTCCAATGCTTGTCTTTGAGCCTCGTGCCGTAATTGTTGCTTGTTCTCTCGTTCACGCTGTTGCATTGCCAATTCAGACTCGGCCTGTCTCTGAGCCGTCCTTTGTGCGTGACTCTCACGGGTGTTGGCCGCCTTGACCTTGGCCGTGAGCAGTGTGGCGGCGACCTTGGCCCGAGTCTGATCGTCCAGTCCACCGTTCCCGTTCTTGGATGCCTCGGCCTTTTGTTTCTGCTGGAATCGTTGAGCGAATCCCTTGATTTCATTGGCAAGATTTCCACTCGCCTGAGCCATTTTCTTGGCCAGTTCGCCCTGCGCCTTGTCCTGTGAAATCTCAGCAATCAATTCGCTGACATGTTTCAGGAAGTTCTGGAAACCAATCAACTGACCGGCGTCACTCACCATTCCACCGGTGGCCTTTACCTGATTGACCAGCAACGAGAGTTCCACCAGCAATGTTTGGGCAAGTTCAATCCGGTTCTGGTCTTCGGTAAACTCCACCTTTCCACCGGCCATGAGTGAACCCACCGCCAGAGTGGCGTCCTTCTTGGCATTGCTTACTCCCGGTTCTTCTGGCACGAGCGCCTTGGTAACGGCTGCATCGTCCACGGTGGCCAGTGTCGCCATGCGTAGAATCTGCTGCTGCGCCTGTGGACCGTAGGCTGAACGCCATTCCATCAGTTGCTGGGCAATGGCCATTTCGAGGGTCTTGTTCCCGCTGCCCATGATGCGTTCCGGTTCGATGTCCCATGCGTCAGGGACAAGCAGAGTGTCCGGTATCCCGTTCTTTTTGCAGAACCCACGAAACTCAATCACATCCGGGTCGGTGGAATCCCGCTTCATAAACCGCCTGAATATCTCCCGGTATTCACTGGCGGCATACCGATAGGATTGTTGAAGCGCGGCACCCACGAGCGTCTGCATGGCGTTTACTTCGGCCATGACCTGAAACTTGGTCTTCTCCACCCTGTCCCTTGAAAGGTTGTTGTTCTGAACGTAACTGCTGCTGTTGTCAGCGATGATTTGCTTGAACTCGTTCATCCCAGCCTCGGCCAGTTGCGCGTTCGGGTTCCAGCGTTCCGTGGGATTCAGGAAATGAACCGTCTCATCTATGATTCCGCGATTGGCCAGTTCGATCTTTAGGGCGCGTTCGGCGTCATCCAGAGAACTGACCCGCATGTACATCATCAGGTTCTCAAACACAGCTTCCGAAAAAGAGCACCTCAAACGGTTTTGAAGGTGGCAGGCCGCGTAGAGAAGAAATCCAAGGGAACGCACCGAGTGATACCTGAACGGAGCCACGGCGCTAAGGTCGGCAAACTGGAAGTGCATAATCTCACTGAGCTTGTCGGCCACCACACGATTTCCTGAGTCGTAAAGAAACAGTCCCTTGTCTCCGAGCAGGTTTTTGTCCGGCATCTTCTCCTGTTCGCCGTACCCGGTATCTCCTCCCCATGCGCCGTATCCTCCCTCGGCATCGAACACGATTCTCCTTCTCCATCCTTCGTGTTGTCCGTCGTCGTCCCAGTAATAGAAATCCCAGCAATCAATGGTCGGAACAAGGTCGCTGGCGTACACACCGGAATCTTCCTTGAACCGTTCGGTCCACTTCTCTGGCACCCAGTATTCCGCCCACGTTGTCCCTCCCCAAAGTTTGGCTGTTTGTTCGTCAATCCATTTGATGGCCCGTTCAACCACCGGCATGTTCCAGCCGGGATTAGATTCCGGATGACGGGTCAACCGTTTCAGTTCCACCCCTGTAAAACCGCGCCACACGGCAAAGAATGGAAGGTTTTGGAAGGTCAACAGTGTCCGGCTTGGAATCATCACGTCCTCAATTCCCACCGGAACAGGACACCATCGGTCGGTTGTGTCCCAGTTGGAAGGGCCGATGCCGTGAATCACCTGCAAGGCGAACTTGGAACGCATGGTCTCAAAATAGAAATCGTTCCGTTTCATCTTCCGGTTGATGAACCCCGTCACCAGATTGCCTCGTTCAGCCCTCTTGCTTTGCGCCGACATATCGGTTCTGGCGGTGAAGAAGTTACCCGGTTTGTTGAACGCCTGATAAAGCTGCAATCTTGCGTCATGTGACAATCGGGTGAGAGAAAGGTCGTTGACGTTGATTTCACGTTCCGGTTGAGCGTTCAGTCCGTAGGGAGGGTCGCCATTGGCAAGACCATTGATTCTCGCCCGGTCCTTGGAACGGGGGTAATCTGCTAGTCTCATTTGCCAAACTAATTGTTCTATGGCTCTTGCATTAGTAAAGTTCATAGTGAACCTCTGATTGGTGTGTTGATTGCCCTGTTAATTGACCAACCAGAACGGATTCTATTCCCGAACGTGCCTTGTGTAATTCCACACCTCTCCGCCCAAACCACCATTGGAAGACTTTCTCCTTTGTAGGTTAAAATTCGGTTTCTTCCGTAGTTGCGATTTTGTTCTTTTTGGGTGACCCATCTGCAATTTTGCTTGGAGTAATTACCTTCGTTGTCTTTTCTGTCGATGGTCAGTCCCATTCGATAGTCTTTGGACATATCCCTTCGGAAATCCTCAAAAGAGTTCCAAACAACTTTTATGCCCCTTTTCCCATAGTACCGATAGGTGTTACTGTTTGGATCGTTACAGCGTTGATTCATTGACTTCCACACTTTGTAAAGCGGCGATTCATTTCCCTTTCTAGCCTCTCCATGCTTTGTGTGGGACTCAGTTATTCGCTGCCTCTGGTAACATCCGCAGGAATTGGTGTGACCTCGTTTTAGAAAATTTAGATGTACGGTAGATTTTTTCCCGCAATCGCACATACACCTGACTAGGGTATGCTTGGCCCCAGAGGGATACTTTTTAATTCCAGCCAACGACAGGATGGTAAGCCGTCCGAACTTGTGTCCAATCGGGATGGGATTCTTGAAATTCATGGTGTCACTTCTACGCGTCTTTTACGGGTCTGGCAAGGGGCGTCTGTTCGGCCAGATACCGTTCCACGATTGATGGGTGAGGTTTACGGATGAACGGCCATTTCAGGGTTTCTTCCGGGGTGACGTACTTTTCCGAGTCTTCACCGCAATCCTGCCTCAAGGTTGGGAATTCCGGCCACGGATTCCACCACAGGTCTTTGTAGATGATTCCCATTTCATCTTCCAACAACATCGGTGGTTCAGGCTCCACTCCTTCCACGGTTTCGGGCTTGGGAATGAAGTTTGCCCTTTGACGATAGTTCAACCATCTCGATAATCCCTCTCGTTTCCAGACCTGCAACGGTCCCCCCGGTCTTCCGTGCCAGTCCTGATTCAAATGGATTTCAGGTCGTTTTAGAAATTCGTTCAGCACAGCATCGAAATCCACGTTCCCGATCAGTGTTTCGGTGTCGAGTATGGCTATCAAATCCCAGTAGTTCATGGTCAGCGCGTAGTGAAACGCCGCCCCATAGGCGCACCCGGAATAATTGTGCCAGATTACATCGTAGGGCCGGTCCTTCACAGCCCCGGCGTTGATGATGGGAACGTCTGCACCCAACTGTGACAACGAAGGTTCCGACCATGTTCCACAGGACACAAACCTGTGAACGGGTTTAAACCATTTGTCCACGGTCTGTTTCCACGGCATCAACAGTTCCCCGGCCTTTTGAGCCTGCACCTCGTCATCCCAGTAGCTCATGGTGAAACAGATTATTTTCATTCAGGTGTCCACCTTGTTCATTTTCAAAACAGGCAGAATCGGGTCTGGACGTTTTCCGCACTCAACGCATCTTCCTTCCTGCCATGCCATGCTGTTTTGTGAAGTTCCTCGCATTACCGTTCCTCCGCAATCCCCACAGACGCCCAGTGCAATGGTCATGTGGCCTTGAGCGTACTCGTAACCGGCATCCCAAAGTTCCTTGTCCGTCTTCATCTTATACCATGTACTGCCGGGTCAACTCCGTTGGAACGAAAGAACGTCTTTGCCAGAGCGAGATTGTGCAGTTGCGCCCTCAGACGGTATCTGTTCCTGTGATTCTCCCAAAGTGTGCCGTGCCGTTCGTGACAGATGACATCCGGAAGATGCACCTGCGCTTTTGGATTGGTGCGTTCGGCCAGTAATCTCAACACGGGGTCGTATGCCTCGAATCCCAGTATCATGTCCGGCATGAGTCCCCGATGAGTCCTCCACCAAATTACCCTGAACGCGAACAAATCGCTTCCGGCGTAGGGAAGTCCCTTCTCGTAATCGCCGTCTTCAATCGGTTTTTCGATGCTATGTTGAAAGTCTCTACGGTACGAGTAACAGGCGTCCGTGCCCTGCATCACCGCGCTCAACAACAGGCAGCAATCCCCCCGAACCATGATGTCCGAGTTGGTGTAACAGATGATGGTTTCCGGGTCTTGACCACTGATTGAGTAATCGAACAAATCCCGGATGTAAGGGAAGGACCGCATTTCCTCCTGCCACTGTCGTTGAAGCTGGTCGTTGGAAACCCCCATAGGTTCCCACGGTTGCCGGGTCCAGGTCAACTGCGCCACCCGATGCCGCCTTTGAGTTTCCGGGTCAGGCGGGTTGTAGAGACTGTACAGATGGAATATGGGCATTTTTCTTCCAGCCTTCTACAACGTTCATCACATCATTTATCCTGCGTGGCGTCTCGTTGTAACCTATGGACAACTGACAGTTTCCCTTGGGCACAGATTGAGTCCAACCGTCAACGTGACACATGACCCAGGGAATGTTTGAACCCGGTGCCAGATGCGCCGTGGCCGTGTCGCTGGTTATCAACCCCGCCGCGTGATCGTACAGCACCAGCATGTCGTAGATTCGGTGCGCGTTGATTTGTCCAAGGTCAACCAGCTTGAAATGTTTCCCATACCTCTGCATCAGTGGATTGAGTATTTCCGGCGCAAAAGCGAACGGTGAACTGATTCCCTGAAAGTTGAACAGCAACATCGGCCTCGGGTCCGTTCCACGAACATTCCTCAACAGCATTTCCTCCCGTGCGGCACTCCTTCGGTCGAATATCAGTGGAAGATTCACCCATTCGTCTCTTGAGAAACCGCATCGTCTGGCCATTGAAGTTCCGTAGTCGGGGTCGTAGTCGAGATTCACCCCATGACTCTGACCGTGGCTTTGCAGCGTGGTCCAGTTCCTTCCCCCGTGTCCTATGGTGTCGTCATGCTTCGGTGGTTCATGCCAGAACTGGCAGACAATTCCATGACCGAAAAGTTCCTGAGCGATTCTCTTTGCCTTGGGGATACCCGACCACCAGTGTTCCCTCAACAGATAGGGTTGAACATAGCTTACCCCATCGTAAACACTGCCGTATTCCGTTGAGGTGATGACAACTGGTTTGTGGCCGGTTCGACGGTGAATCTCCATGAAAGACGGCAAAAGTTGTATTACATCCCCGAACCGGCCCAGTATTATGAAGCAGGGTGAAGCAGTGGGTATCATCCAGCAGGCCATTTTAATTGCGCCCTGATTCTGATAACATCCAGCACTTCACCTTGGTTCTTTCCAGCTTTGGCCACACGTCGTTTGGAATCGATCCGGTAAGGGTTCCAATCTTCACATGCACCTTGGCCTTCATCGGGCACAGGCAGGCGTCACAAATTCCAAGGTGATTATCCAGAGAGGTGGTCAGGCTCATGTCCCGAACCATGCCAATCAACGACGTGACAGCCGACGCAGCAGCAGTTGTAAAGATGGAGGCAAGAGAGGTATTGGTGTTGTTCTGCGGACATTGACTGCAAATCGCCGCTCGGTCCTCGGCCAGTGAACGTTCAACCGGGCCATCCTTGAACAGAGACGCATACGCATCAGCAGCCGCCTTAGCCCCGCCCACAGCAGCCCTTGGCCAGTTTTTTTTTGAGCCACTGTCAGGAATGGTGAATTCGGATGCCGATACCGAGCTTTCCAGATTGACGAACTGCGTCCATCCGTGGGCCACACAACGGATCGAATTATATTCATCTACCCAGTTCTCCACGGAGGTCTGGTCATCGGGAAGGCCCAGCTTTTGAGCGAGTGCCGGGTTCTTTCGCCTGAAAGCCCTCTCAAACATGACAGCTTCGTTGAACGATCCCTTGAACGGCTCCTTCATTCCCGCCTCCGCGTGGAGCACTTGAAATTCTCCCGGTGGAAACATGCTTCTTGATTTAAGTCTCATGGTCGTGTGTAAGGTTAGTGTTCACTTACTTGTAAGTCAAGGCGTAGGATTGTTTCGCTTTACGGGCGCGTTCACGGAGTTCTTCCTTCCAACGTTCGTCGGGAAGGTTTACCTTGTGGTCGGGTTCCATCCTTGCAATTAGAAATCCTCTTTGTCTGGCTCCTTCAACAGCTATGGCGCAGTTTGAAACGAGAATTCCGTTGGCATAATAAACGTGGTCCCGTTCAATCGAAAGATTGTAAACCGGCTTTGATTCTGGCAATTGTAATTGCCGCACAATGACGGGAACAGTGGCAGCTCCTTGCGTGTTTTCTGGCACTGAATTCCTTGTTACACACCTTGCAAACGCGCTTAACAAATCCAGCCTTTCGTATAGCTCGCAGGTTGGCACATCGAATAGAGCAGACCAGAGCCACCCTGGGGTGAATCGACGTAAACGCTCTGCCACACTCCACGCAACTGCATCCAACCGGTTTCTTGTTTGACCATTGATTCCGCGTGTTTTGACTGTGCCACCTGAATCCCTCTGGTGATCTATGCCATGCAGCGGCAAGGGAAGATGCTTTTTTCAGCTCCCGGAGGAGAAACCTTCGTTCTTTGGGCTTCTTCCAGCGTTTACGAAGGTGCATTGAGGCGTGAGCCGACCGACCCATGAGTTCCAAGTTCTCAAGGCGATTATCACGCCAGTTCCCATTTCGGTGATGAACGCAGAAACCAGGTGGAATGGGTCCGTGTTTATCTGACCAAATTCGTCTGTGAAGAAGTCGCTCCTTCGCACCCGACCGGTTGTCGTCCTGATAGTATCTTCCGCTGCTCTGAATCCGGTAGGTTCTTCGTTTGTAGATAATCTTCTCTGCATTTCCCATAGAGGAAGATGTATGGCGGATTCGACCTCATTTGTCAACGACAAGTCTGCCAGTCTTACCCACCCGGAATCCCAGGTGTACACCGGATGCTCCCCGCGTCCACTGAGCATCGAGCCATTAGAGAATGTCGTTTCCGTGATCGTTTCAACGAAGTTTACAGACACTTTGTTTATCCTTCGGTGTCCCATCGGGGTTACAACAATGTCTCCTGGCAAAAGAGTGCGTATTGATATATTTCCATAGGGAGTTAAAATTTTTGTGTCTCCCGAAAAACACCAATCTGCGAGGTCCGGGCTTCTTCCAAATCTGTCCTTGGTTTCCTCCTTTCCCTCGACTTCTATTTTGTCACCTTTTACTCGATCCCAGTTACGGATGCAGAGTTCGTCCCTTACGTCATTGGGAAGGTCTCGCATCTGCTTGCCTTCGATTACGTATCTGACGCTGTAATGAAGTTCGCTGACCCTTTTAACGTAGTGCTCGTCACACCGTTGCAACCTCTTTTTCTTCAACTTTTCGTCGTAGATGAACAGGTCGGCCAAGACCGGCCTGGGAGTCGGAGAACCTCCGAATTCCACCGGGTTTGTGTCATGCCTCCAAAGTCTTGCGAACGCCGAACCCAGAGAACCCCTGCCCGTGGAATCATGGAACACATTGGCGGATGGGATTCCAAGACGTTCACAATCTGCCTTCACGTATTCCGCAATCTGGTCTTCGGGAGGAATCCTGTCTTCCGCAGGCGTGCTCTTGGGATACATTCTGACAGGAATAGACCTTGGTTTTCCTAGGGATATGACGAGCTTACCGTTGATGTCCTTTCCGAACCTTGCTTCTCCACCGATACAACGGTCTCCACCATAACCGGCATCCACCGCGTACACCGTGATGATTTCTCCAACACCCCATATCACTTCTTTTTGTGCTCCGAATTTGTCCACCAGATCGCGAGTTATCACTCTTCTGGCATCTATCGAAGGGGGACGCATTCCTAGCACTTGATTCCACCACTTTGAACTCTCCCTTCCCCAGTAGGACTCCACATAATCAATGTCCGACTGGTCTATCAGATACCCGTACTTTCCGGGGAACCGTATGGCGGGAGAATCCGAACCTAGCAACTGTATGGTGATTCCACCCATCCTGTTTTTCCATGTGGTCGTGGCATTTATTTCAGGAAGATTGCTCCAACCGTCCATTGGCTCGGCCAGTTTGTCGAGAGGGTCTCCGTCTCCGATTGGATTACCAACGAACACCCCCTTGAAATCAGACCTTTGTTTGTTGATGTTTGCCAGTGTGTCCAGGAACGGAGAAGCATAAAATTGGGTCTCGTCGGCCAGCATTCTTCTTCTCTTTTGTTTTACTCCCACCCATTTTTGGATTCCCTTCCACTGATTGTCACTGTCGAGTACGGGAATGCAAATAAGTCCGCGTCGGATGTCCCTTGCATCGCCGTTGTCTCCTATTTCGTCCGTGAATATCCCGTGCATTGAATCCACGGCGGTTCCCGGAGCTTCCGGCCATGATTCCCTTGCGAGATTAAAAAGCTCCTTCACTTCTCCCCACACCCTCAATTCCAATCCCCGCAGGTCGGTGGAAGACATCAGAATCAGTGTTTCCTTTGGGAAACAGAAATAATCCACCAGCGCATACCTGGCCATGACATGCGTTTTTCCACTGTCATGCGGCCCCTGAACTGTAGTGATTCTGTTCTCCAAAATGGTCTTCAACATCAAATCGCTCCAGTCATGGTGCTCGCATCTTTCTCCCCACAACAAGGTTTGCATCTCCCGGTACAGGTTGAACAGGGGTGCGCCCACATTCTTTCCGTTGGCGTCCTTGAACAGTCCCCCGTTACGGATGCAATAGACGTGAATGGCGATGGACGTGGTGCCGTTGGGCCACTCCAGTCCGTAGGCGGAAAACGACTTTGGTTTGACCGTCATCTCAGAAGGTAACGGGCGCGTTCTTCCGGTGTCATTGAATTCCTAAGCTCCAACTGATCGGTTCGGGGAAGGCGTTGGAACATGTACACATCCAGATTGGAACGGTTCCTTGCAGATCGTTTTTCTGCGTCCTGTTCCTGTGAACCGTAGGGTTTGGTTCTGTCTCCGGTTCTAATGTGATACAGTTCGGATATCTTGTTCTGAATTCGGGTTCGATTGATGTTGGCCGGGGCGGGCATGACGCCTACGTAGGGAAGCGCCACCTTGCCAAGCGATGAATCCCTCTGAATCTCCTTGCGCGCCCCACGGGTCCAGAACGGCTCGAACGATTTGATGACATACTCGGCAATCTCCTTGCCCTGCTCAGGTAGTCCCGCGTGCGGGTTTCGTATCTCGTACCCGTAATAATCACGGTTATTGGAAATTTCCTCGAACATTCCCAGCAACGGGTGTGTCTTGTGCTCGACGGTTCTTCTGAAATCCCGTGAGTAGGCCAGCAAATCCTTCACGTAGGTCGGCAACAGAAACCTTTCTTCGTTCCCCTGCTCGTCCTTGTTTCCGGTTCGGAACGCGACGTAATCCAGTCCCTGTGGATTTGAACCTGTGAACAATCGGGTAAGGATTGCGTTCAACGCACCCACGGTGAGGAGCAGAGAGGCGGTATAGGCCACCCGGTCGGGAATGTTCTCCGGAGGTTTTCCGGTGTCTTTCCATTCTTTGAGGAACTTGTAAGCGTCGGGAAAGGCTCCGCCGATTTCAGCGATGGTTCCCCCCGTCCAACCGGGAGCACGAACCAATCCTTGAACAATGTTCTTGGCCGTGTTGTTGATGAACAAACGGTCGTACAACACCTGTCCCAATCTTGAATCAACACGGTTCCATGCCTGGCGGAATTGTGGGGTGAGTTCCTCCAATGATTTTCCGGGATTTTGGTCTATGATGCGCCACGCCAGTTCTGAGAACACGCCCGCCTTTTGGCGTGGCACGAGGAATTGCATGATGGGTTTGGCCATCAGTTCCGTGAATGCCACCGGAGACCGTAGGGCGGCCTTCAACCTTTTTCCAGAAAACCAGTCCCGACGGAGTTGTGCGGTCTGTTCCGTGGCCAGTCCCTTTTCCAGACGGTACCCTCCCCCGGCCAGTTCCGTGGCTCGTACCACTTCCCTTATCCTTGGGTCAATAACCCCATCGGGATTCCGCCATGCGTTCAACACCTTGTCCCCTGTAATGGCGGTTCTAACCGATGAAACTGTCCATTTACCGAAAGTGGATTCGAGGTCCGACAGATACCGGTTCCCTCGAACGAGTCCGTAAATATCCTTTAGTAAACTTGCCCCGGCTGAAACCTGAACATCCGCCGTGGTGAACCCGGCGTGAAACGCGCTTCCCACACCCAACTGGGATTGATTCAAAGCGTTGGCAGAAGCCATCCATGCCTTGTACAGTGTGCCAACATACCGGTTGTTGTAGAGGCTGGATGACAGGTAGTTGTTGACCACTTCTCCAACGGGTTCTGGAACTATCCTGTAACCCATGATGCGATGTCCGAATTCACCGGAAGGTGATCGTGGTCCGTAAATCGTTCCGTAACGGTCGTCGAGTTTCACCCATCCTTCTGGAACCTCCTGACCCGGACGTATGATCCTCAGTTTACCGGCGTCGTCCACTTGACGGAAAAACCGGTTGGCCATCACCGATTTGTCCATCTCAGCGAGTTTTCCAATCACCAGATCAATCGGGTTGTTGGAAATGGGTTTCAGTCCGAACTCGACCCCGGTCATTATGTCGTCGAACACCTTCTGTTTCCTGAAACTTTCCCGTCCCTTGAGGGGTTTCCGGGTGAAGTAGGATAGCATGTCACGGTCGGAACCTTTTCCTTCCGCCTGCATCTTTTCCGACGCGCCCCGTATCCAGCTTTTTTGTTCAGGTGTAGCGTCATTGATGTCGAAAGTCTCAGGGATGATTCCCTCTTTGATGGCCGATTCCATCGCGGCGTTGAACGCCAGCCTTGAATCCCGAGTCCACATGCCGGGGAAATAGTTCTCGCGCACATTCTGAACCTCGGCGCCGACTTCTTCCAGTTGCTCCAGTCGTTTGTCGAATTCCTTCCTTACAAGTTCCCCGGTCTTTTTGAATTTACCAAGGTCGCGTCCCTGAGACACATCGGACATGAACCGAATGCCGGGATTTTCGGTCAGTTCAATGTTTGGGTTGTGGACTCCCAACCTGTCGAATTCCTTTGAAGGTTTTACAAGTGCAGACGCCGACGCTTCCTGTGAATGGTGCATCTCGCCCAGTCTTGCCCCTAGCATTTCAGCAGCTTCGAGTTGTGCCGGTCCCTTGGCCGAAGGCAGCAACAACGATTGGATGCCTTCCTTGATGTTACGACCGGCCTCAAGTCCGGGGGTGAACACGGACTGGATTTTTTGAATCGGTGTCGTGGGGTCGGTTAAGGCCGCCTCTTTGGGATTGGCCCATTCCCGTATGACCTTGTGCGCCTCGGTGATGATGGCCTGTAAATGAGGTCGGATTGCTTCACCGTACTTGGCAACCATCTCAGCCGTCCATTTCCCCACCTCGAACGTTCCTCTGGCAATCTTCGAGGCCAGAATAATGGCGTGGTCCCGGATGTTGGGAAGTTCATGCATAGGACCGGACCCGAAAATGGTGCCACGCTTAGACAATCGTTCACGTGCCTTCTGAGCCTCAGACTCTATCGCGGTGACTATTTTTTCCGGTATCGAAGGTTCAACTGATTGAGGAACGGATTCGGGGGATGGTTTCAGGTCAGGATAATCCTCTAGCACTTCGGGTGGAACTGGTTTGCCTTCATTTATAGCGCGTTGAACGATTGCCCTGTGTGTAACTTCGACCGCCCTAGCCTTTGATCTTGTGCCAGCAGATAGCCACCTTTGACCATTGGGATCGATTAGATATGCGTCCTTACCAGACGGTTTTATTGTTGAATCATCTCCGAACTCCGATTTCGTCATCTCCCACGGCTGCTTCCCACTCGTCTCCGGCTTGACGGGGGTGGGTTGTGCCGACTCCGGTTTATGAGTGGACTCTTTTACTAGCGACAGTTCTTTTATTGATGTCAATTCTGGCAATGCCGATTTTGGGGGCAGCCCCATGAGTCCTTCCGGTCCTGTAAATGAGTATGTGGGAACTTTATCTCCAACTTGTTTTCCAGCGACAATAACCCGTCTATTGAACTCTTGAAACTTAGGATCGGGATGAGTCCATTCATAAACCCCTCCGATTGCTAAATCACCAGTTCCATTGTGGGTCTTGGATAGAACATCTCGCACAGGAAGATGTGCCGCCTCCGGCTTTACCGGCTCGGCGGGCTTTTCAGTGGGTGGGGTCAGTACCCCTTCCTCTTTCCCTTGCGTTTCTTTTTCACTGTCCGTCACCTCCTTTTCGGGTTCGGCGGTTTCAACTTCTGGAGCATTTATTCCCGGAACCTTTTCATTGGCATGAACGAATTGTGATCCTGTTTTAGCCCGATGACGGGCATAGATGAGTGCCTGTTCTGGCGTTATTTGAGAAGGCTGCTTTCCCTGGTACTTGTTCTTTATGTCTTCGGCGGATTCAAGCATCTCCCTTATTTCCGGAGTGGGTTCTTCTCCTCCCGCCTTCATGTGTTCGATATACTTTTTATTCCCTTCCGTTGACAACCTGTTGAACAGTTCCTGATCGGCTCTCAATTCCTTGGTGGACGACTCAAGCGTTGGTTCGCTCAGTGGTACTTCGGTTCCCCCCGTTGTTTCTTGTGATACATCGCGTTGTGGAACTCCTCGAGTACCTTTTTCGGCGGACACTTCCCGTGCGCTTTCTGAGGGCTGTTTCGGCACATCTCGAAGAACTTCCTCTGTTGATTGCTTTTGTAGGGCATTGGGTTCCTTTGCGGTTGTGATTTCGGGTTGGGTTTCGGCTACGGCGGCGAGTGATCGTGGAAGTGCAATTCGTCCTGGTATGGTGTTGAGAGTTCCCTTTGTTCCACCCATTGCCACGGGAAGGTTTACCCCCAGTTCGTACACTCCTTCCCAGTATTTCTCACTGTTCCCTTCCTTCCTTGATTCCCTTATTTTTTCCACGGCATCATGGACTCCCTGAGACCCCTGAATCATCCAGAATGGTGCCAACACCTCCGGAGCTACGGCGGTTGCCAGTAACGGTATGGCTCCGGATGGCCTGATTAAACCCTGCCTTAGACCCTCTGCGGTTCGTATGGCTGCTGTTCTGGCAGGGTGTTCCTTTTCCTGTATGTCCTGTCTTAGCGCGTTTATGTCGGACATTTCCTGTGCCTTGGGACTGATTGGCACCTCCGGGGTTTCCATGTGTCCCGGAGGTATGATTTGTGGAACTGTTCCGAATTGATCTGCGCCCTGTGCAAGATGGCTGTATGGGATTACGTTTTCGGCTGGGGTATTGAAGTCTTCATCCATCGAACGGAGTAACTTCCCCGGAGCTTCAACCGTGGCGCTGAATCCACGGGCCAGTTTAGGAATCACCTCGCCACGAACACCGACCATCTGAGCACGAAGCTCCTTGCCCTTCTGTTCCCTTTCATCGGGAACTATCTCGTCAAATATGTCTCCTGACGCTGCCGGTTCTTCCAGCGTGTCAAAAATATCAGCCATACCTTTAGAACTGGTATCCGGCGTCCTTGGCCAGTTGACGGGCTTTTGCCTTGTCTCCCCCTGCCTGCTTCAACAATGCCGCCGCGATGTCCCTTGTCAGAGTTTTTACCGTAGCAGTGTCCTTCTTAAGAATCCTCTGTCTCTGTGCCTCTATGTCGGCCAGTCTGGAATTGTATTCGTCGCGTTCCTTCTGGAACTTTTTACCAACTGGCGGATCGTTCTTCCGGATTTGAGTCTCCTGCCGGTTGAGTTCCAGCAAGGTCTGTTTCTCGATGTCGGTCAGTCTCCCTTCCGGTGCCGGAGGTCGTTCCCACTGGATATGTCGGGCGTTGGGAGAGGACTGAACCGCATGACCCAGAACCCGGCCTGATTCATCGGTGATCGGAACCGCAACATTGGGAAGACTCATCGGTGGAGTGACCGGACGCACGGCTTTCATGGCCGAGGTCAACACCTGCGGGTGGTCGTACCACGCTTCGGGATTTGCCATCAAACTGTGGACCAGAGCCTGTTCAGCCGGAAGCCCTGATTTCATGGCGGCTTGAAGGTCGTTTCCCAGTTTACGGGTGGCGATGAATTTTCGGGCGGCGGCTATGGCTTTCAGGGAATCTTCAGTTCTCCTGGACTGGTCTATAATCTTCCGGTAATTATTTTCCTCGACGGCGTTTTGTTCGGACTGTCTCTGAACGAAACTCTGCATGGCCGATGCCGACAATGGGTTCTTTTGAACAAGGTCGAACCTGTCCCCTGTGAATCCCGGAGGAACAAACTGTTTTAGAGACGGGTCGTTAAGGTATGGGTCAGAATACTGAGGGGGAATCACTGGAGACATTACCGTAGAAGAGGAATAGTTTTCGTCAGGGGTTCGTGCTGGAATCCCTTGTCTCTCGTCCATCACCTCGGTATCGTCAGGCGTATCCGCCATAATCTTCTCCTCCACTGAAATCTCCCAAACCGAAATCGCCTTCACCGGAACCTAAATCAGTGTTGTCGCCTAGTCCCAACTGGTCCAGAGCGGAGTTCCAGTCGAACTCACCACCATCACCCACAGGACCCCCAGGATAAAGAGGAAGAATCCCACCGGAAGGATTAGGATAGGTCATTCCAGGATTGGGAAGTATGTAGGGACTGCTATTATCATACGGAAGAGTTCCGGAAGTAGCGCCCACTGCCGGGTAGCCTGTGAATCCCCCTCCTTGAACCGGGCTTGATGCTCCCACTCCGGGTGTTCCTGAATAGGTGATGTTGGGCTGGTTCAATCTTCGCAATTGATTATCATACTCGCTCTGGCTGATTTGTCCCCTCTGCCGGGCGAGGTCAAGGTATCCACGTTGAATGTCGATTTGGGATTGTTGATAGGGCGTGATGACGTTCGGCTGGTTTCTGGCATAAGCCCCCGACAAAAGGTTTTCTCCAAGGGCGATTCTTTTCAGTCGCTCTTCATCGGTCATCCTAAGTCCGGTTCCGTAAGCCGCCGCGCTTCCGGGAATTCCACGTCCAGCAGACAGTTCCGCCGCCTGACGGTTTACGTCAGGAAAGTTATTCCCCGGATTGAGCAATTGCCCTATGTCCATCGAACTCTGAGCTTCCAAAGCCCCGGCATTGGGAACCACTCCTCCGCCCACTGTATAGGGAACTCCCGTGGATGAGCCTGATGAAATGGTGGTTACTCCGGATGCTCCCCCACCCGAAGAACCTGAAACGGAGTTAGGTCTGGTAGGAATAGGCTGGTAGTAGGGAGTGAACTGTGTGAAGTCACTGTTCCAACCCGGAACCGAACCGGCTGCTATTCCTGCGCTGGTAGGCATAATATCAGGTCATCAAACCGATGCGTTGATTGCTCAATCTCTGGTTGCCGAAAGGTGCGAAGTTGATTGCCGGAAATTCCTTGCCCTCATGGTGAACCAACATCCCCTGCAAATAGCGCACGGCGGCACGGTGCCGCTCTGCTGCCTGTGATTTTCCATCGGCGCTGTCGCTGCTTCCCAGTCTTGCGCTCTCTGCCTCGTTGATGATGGCTTCCTTGCTTTGTATCAGAAGATAATCGGTGGGCACCCTCGCCGGAACAAGGTCCAGCTTCACCATCGCCGTCACCTGCACCTGTCCAGCCACCGGGGAGGGGCAGCAATTGGTGGGGACGGAGTTGAGATAATACCGGGTGTAGAAGGCAACGGTCTCACCGGGTTCCATGATGGACAACAACGTTTGATCGCCCGTCGTCAGGTTCACCTGATAGATGCTCAAGGGACCGAGTGTGATGTCCTTTTGAATGGCCGTGATGGACCCCAGTTCCAGGGGCACCGATGTGCCCGGAAGCGCCAGGTCAACGAATGGCAGTCCCAGGGATGTGAACACCCCGTTCACCTGAACCGGTCCGTCCAGGGTGTACACCGTTTGAGCATTGGCATCGGTGCAACCGACCAGAACCCGAAGACCCGCATCGGCGGCGTCACCGGGATAAAACCTGAGTCCGTAACCGGGCGTGGTCAGGTCCGTGAAAGTTACGGCGGTATTTCTCCTGAACGCCTCGCGTGGTCCGGTGTGGCAGATGGTCGAGGTTGAATTGCAGTTCAGCTTGGGCCATTTGCCGGAACCGAATTGAAGATACTCGTAAAACTGGTTCTGAATCCGCAACGGACGCTGGCACATGTCGAACCGTATGGCCCGAGCCACACCACGGGGCATGGTAATGAACGGATTGGTTTGGGAAACATTGAAGGCCATCTCCGCATAGCCTCCGAACCACCCATCGTTTCCAGCTTCTCTGCACGTCATCAATCTTTCCTGTACACGGTTGGTTACGTCCGCTATTGCGGCAATGTCCCCACCACAATAGCCCACAGCTTCCGCATAGAATCTATCTGTAATCAGGTCGTAAAGTCTAAGCCTGCTTGCTGGCACGATTTTGTTCCTTCCTGTTTATGAACGGATCACGACCGCGACGTAAACGCGCATAAAACGTATGGTACTTTATTCCGGAAATCTCTGCCCACTCTTTACAGCATCTTGTCTCTGTCCCAACAGTAAGCATCCTGTTAAATCTGGTATTCCTGCATTGTTGTTGCGCCGTTGCCCACCTTATGTTCAACGGGTATCCACATCTAAAACATTCCGAGCACGCGCCGCAAGAATAATGCCCTTCATTGTTTCTCCGGTCCAAACTCATTCCACGGTTTGGCTTTTCCCCAACCGTTTGAAGGAGGTTGATCGGGCTGGCTCTCAAAAACTCACACACCCTGATCCCCCTTCCGCCATAGTTACGATAATCATTGCGTTTAGGATTGTAGCATCTTGAAATCATGGAAAACCACGCTGAATAGAAAGCCGTGTGTCCTATTCCGTGGGTCTTTCCACCAATCGAGCAATTACACGACTTCACCACACCCCTCCTGAGTGGATTACCATCAATCACTTTCTCAACACCGCAATCACACCGACACAACCATGTTGCGCTGCTGTGCTTGTTCAATCCATTAAATCGAATTACACAAAGCTTCCCAAATCGCTTTCCTGTAAGGTCTATGTATCGTGAGGCGAACATATCTGACCAATGCCACTTTAGCGTTTGGATTGCAAGCGCATTACATTCAGGGCGTGAAGGTGACTCCGCAATTGACCTGATTGAACATGCCCGCGCCGTGCGACGCGAGTATGATTCTCAGGAACAATGGCGGATCGGCTACATGCTGCGTGAAACTAGCATTGATAGCCACCAGCTTGCTGGCCTCTGCCGGGGTGCAGGTCTCCACTTGTAGAACGCCTACTCCTATCCCGTCGGTGTACTCGAGTATGAACTGTGATGATGTTGTATCCGGATTTGGATTACAGGCTCCGTCCAGCAGAACCGTGGAGGCGCAGGCAAGTGTCAAAGCTCCGGTAATGGTGACAAGTGTATCCACTCCGAACGGTCCAAAGAAGGCTGTTGTCAACTGCATGTTGCCACCCGGAAAATCGCAGTCCCAGCAAACCACCGGTCCTTGGCGGTCATTCGATCCCGTGTCCAGGGTGAAATTGAGATTGGCCTGTGTGTTCGAGGTGACGTTCTTTACCGATGTACATTGGGTGTTGGTTCCAACACCGGGAAATCCGTTCAAATCGAAGAATGTCCAGTACCCTCCCCCGATGTGGATGCTCAAATCTTTTGTGCAGGCGATGGCCATTATTTCCTCCCGCTCCACCAGAGTTCGATTCTCCACCAGCGTTTGCAGACCGGACGCTGATTTCCGGAGTTCAAAATGCTCAGGTGCAATTCCCCGTTTCCCACCGACATCGAACGGTTCTTGAAACGGACCAGCACGACGAATCCATTTACACGTTCCATGAAGTGCCATGCGTTCATGCGTTCACCTTGACGAAGTTGATGTGGTCGAATCCCTGATGCGCCCAGTCTTTGCCCCGCTGAATCCTTACTGCCCGTCCGCTGTTCCGGTCCCTGACCTCGGTGTGGTCGGTCCAGCGAACCCGGTAATTGTCGAAGTTCATCACCCAGGCGAGGGCCGTTACCTGCGCGAATTCAAGGTCTCTGTGGCAGGGAATCATGTCGCCTCGTCCTGTAAAGTCACCGTGAAGTTGTAGTCCCCGCCCACGGTGGGAGTTCCTGAAATAACACCCGTGGTTTCGTCCAGAGTCAGTCCGGTGGGAAGACTTCCGGTTGTGACCTGCCATGAGAACGGAGCGATACCCCCGTTCTCGGACAATGCCTGCGAGTAGGAAGTTCCCTGTGTACCGTCTGGAAGTGTCGATGTGGTTATTTCCACGACCTGCATGGTGAAAGATTTCTGAGCCGATTCACCGCTGTCAGCCACGACCTGAACCGTGAAGGTGAACGACCCGCTGGAACTCGGTGTGCCGGTCAGGAACCCGTCACTGGTGATGGTCATTCCATCTGGAAGTGTTCCCGCGAGAAGGGCGAACGTGAACGGTTCCCTTACTTGAGGTCCGCCGTCGGCGATGAACGCGAAGAAGTAGAATTCGTTCACGCAAGTTTCCGGCACGGTGGCATCGGTCAGGCAAAGGATGTGTCCCTCCGAACGTTTCCGGCAGATGGCCGCCGCCCGTTCATCGGCGTCGGCCTGTGATATTGGGCTCACCACAACTCCGGCAGGAAGGTCGAACACGAACGGGGTTCCATCCGGACAGAACACGGTGCAGGACTGTGGCCCGCTGTGGAACACATTTCTTGGAGAATACCCGTCTCCACGGACAGGAGCGCACCATCCGGTGCGGCATCCGGAATCTCCCGAACCCCCGTCCGTCACGGCGCAATTGATGGCCGAGTTCCTCGAACAATCATCGGCGTCCTGCTGGCTTACGGTGGAGAAACACCACGAGAGACATCCGGGTGTGGCGAACAGATTACCCAAGGGAGGAGGGCCGGGATAATCGAACACAGAAAGAAAAGTCGGTGGATCGGGCAATTCCGCCGACAAATTCTCGATAGGCGACTCCAAGCATGGGAGACATGAATTCTGGATGTTATTGCACGGTATGGTCGGCATGATTCACCTATAATGTCGAGTCAACGGGGGTGCAAGCGATTCCCTGATAGGGAGCCTTCTCCCGGTGCTGGGCGTAGAGCAGCATCCCTCTCAACCGGCACCAGCCCTTAGTCACCAGCTTCACCTGAAACTGGTAGCCATGAATCGACGGTCTTGGTTTTGAAGCCGCGTTGGGAATACATTTTGGAATGGGAGGTTTCCCAATCACCACCGGCACGGCGTCCTGTTCGCACCACGGTTCCTTGGGATACCCGTTGTCGGGGCACGGATCGTCCGGGTCTTCGGTGCAATCCCTGGCGGCGCACAGCTTGAAGGCCGACCAGGGATTCCAGCATGAGGTCATGTCCGGACGGTAGAACGCCTCGCAATCGACCGTGCCCAAAATCTTGTCGAACCAGAATTCGGCGCTGTCCAGTTCCTTGAGGGCCATCGGCAAATCGAAGGTGTAGGCGGGAAACTCGATTACCCGAGTGACACGGGTTCCGCCACCTCCACCGGCCACGTTGTCGAATCTCACGTCCCCGCGTATTTCCCAAACTTCAATCCGGTTGTTGAGTTCCGACCATGCGGCGGTGAAAGCTCTTTCCCTTCCGCCAAAATCCCCTTCCCACATCTGGAGTATCAACGGTCCACCGGAAAAGTCGTACACCCCTTCCCAGGCAGGAGGAAGCCTCTCTTCGAGTGTGCTGATGATGTCGAAATCAAGAGGGGCAACCGCCTGATTCGCCACCCCTGCGGGTGTCAGGATGGGAAGTTCACTCATCAACAAACGGTTGTCGAACTGGATTCCGGTGCTGGCATGCAGCAACGACCGGTTGTTGAAGTTCAGGGCGCGGTTGATGTTGTTTGACAGTGGCACATAACCCCACTGTTGCTGATACCTTAGCGTGGCCTGAATGGAACGGATGTTACCGTCCGGTGGCGAGGGAAAGAACAAATCTCCATTGACCGGAACGATGCACCTGTCCCCGTAGGAACCGCCCTTGTTCAACACCAGCTTTTGCAGGGGCATGTTGTTGATCGTGGTAGAGGTCCAGTCATTACGGGTGATCGGAGCCACACAGGAATAAACCGCCCTTCTTGTAAACACGAACAACTGCGCGTCACCCAATGCGGAATCAATGTTGCTGGCGTGCGCCAGCGCCCGGATGTTCCCGGCCAGAGTAGGAACCCCGAAGGCATCCCCGCCGTAGGCCACGGGGTTCTCGGTGAGTTTCAACACCGAATCCCTGAAATCGAAGGCGGACGACCCGCTCGAAGTGTTGTCCACGATGTCCGACCCCACGTAACCACGCCCAAACGCGTACCACGTCCGTTGCGCGTAATAATCCATCGGACCCGCGGCGGGTATTTCGTTCTGTGAACTGGACACACCGGGGAACGCCAGTCCGTTGCTTCGCCTTAAACTTTCCGGCCTGACCCCTTCCTCTCCGAAATCGTAGAACAATGGCAGCGTGACAAAATCCCCGGCCTGGATGATGAGAAACATTTCCGACTGCGTGAAATGACATTGCTCGACCAGTGGCATGGTGAGGTCGTCCGAACCGGTGGCGTAGAGTGCCGAGAGGTCGGTAACTGAGTTGTCGGTATCCACCCGGACCCGGTACACCCTTCCGCCGATGACCAGAATCAGAATCGGGTCGGTGACATCCGGTTGATAAAGCCATCCTCCCTGGAATATCCCCGACCAGGGCGCGTCTCCTACGAGGGGTTGCAGGGTGGGTCTTTGTCCTATGGGACCGCCGCGCATGTTCCCGTTGACGCACCACGCCACCTGCGAGGGATTGACTCCGTGCGGAACGAACCGGGACGCCTTGGTGCGGGGCGCGTTGCTGTCCACCCCCTGAGAGAAATCGAACTGACCATCCACCAGTCGTACGGGCATGGGCAGGACGGTAGTCTCTCAGTCCGGTAGAGTCAACGTCAGTACGAGGTCAGTTTCACCCCGCCGGTTCTTCAGCGCCCACACCCCGAAGTGCGGCAGGTACACCTCCGGACCGAAAACAGGATGTTCCCTCAGATATTTTTCAAGATTCCTCTGACTCATAACTGCACACCTATAATCTCCGATGCTTCCAGCAACCGGTAAGTTTTCCCGTCGTGCTCGACCTCTTTACCTGCGTAGGGACGGGTCAACACCCGGTCGCCTGGTTTCAAGTCCACGGTTCCTTCCGACACAGAAATCACCCTGGCGGTTCCGGAAGGATGTTCCCACTGCCTGGTCAGATGGATTCCACCAGTGGACTTCAACGGGTCCGGTTCATCCAGGACGAGTATTTTTTTGTTGAGTGGTCGTATCATTGCAGTGTCAGGTGTTCAAACCTTCTGTTGAACTCTCTTCTGAACCGGTTCAAATAGGCGCACATGGTTTTTCTCAACCACTGTGGATTATCCCCGGTGAACTCTGGTCGGACCAGTTCCCACATGGTATCATTGCTGATGTCGGGATGGAGGTCGTGCCAGTGTTTGACCATTGAGTAGAGGGAGTTCATACCGGTGAATCGAACCGGGTGATTTCCCTTCGGAAGGTGAACGTTATCACTCCGGTATCGCCGCTGCGGTTCTTGGCGACGAGCATCCTGGTTTCATTCTGATTCTCCGAATGCAATAGCCCAACGAAATCGGCATCCTGTTCCAGAGAGCCGCTGTCCCTCAAATCTGAAAGGTTCGGGTGCCGGTCCTCCCTGGTGACACTCCGATTCAACTGGGCGGCGGAGAGGACGGGAACATTGGCGCTCATGGCAATGTCCTTGATGGCGTTGCTGATTTCCGTCACCAGATCATTCCGGTTCCCCCTGAACCCAGGAATCCTGATTCGTTGCAGGTAATCGACCACGATCAAATCGCACAATCCACGAGCCGACTCGACACCTGCGTGATGAATAATCTGTTGCAGACCGGACATGGAATCCACGATGCACAGGTCAAGTTTCTTCACCTCCAGCGAAGCCCGGCTGACCCTTTCAAAATCCTCCTGGGTGGCCGTTCCCCTGGAGAACTTTCCCAGGACCACCCTTGACATGGACGAAATCAATCTACCGGTAAGTTCTTCCCCCGGCATTTCGAGGCTGTAATAGACCACCTTTTTACCCAGGGAAGCGACATGGGCGGCGAGCGACAACAGCATCGAACTTTTGCCTTCACCGGGTCTTCCGGCGATGATGTAGAACCTTCCCTTTTGAAGTCCCGCCGTTGCCCGGTCCAGATTCGACAATCCGGTGGTCAGACCGGGAAACACACCCTGATTCGAGAACTGTTTTTCCAGTTCATCGATGACCGGCCTGACCATTTCCCCCACCTTTTTACCGGACGACATTCCCGCCGATTCGGTGTCTATCTCATGGAGTTCCTTGCGAATACTCTCGACCGGCGAGGAATTTCCCTGTTGAAGCTGGTAGGAGGCATCTGAAATTCGGGGTGAAATCTGCAACAACCGTCGGGCCTTCCAGTGAGCGACCAGAATATCCAGCCAGTAGGTCCAGTTTTCCGGGGAAGGAAGCTGCACGAACGCCCTGGTCAACGGCTCGTGATAATGCGTGTCCAGCGCCCTTCCCAACTCGTGAAGGAACAAGGCCGGGTCGGCAACGCATTCCCTTCCTTCAAGTAGAAACTGTTGCATCTTCAAAATCACCCTGCGACATTCCTCGATATAGAACAGGATGGGTTTGATCCCCTTGATGAGTTGCGGTCGGTGGACCAGGCAACACAACAAAAACCACTCCGCAACGGGGTCGTGCGGGGGAAGTTCCTCTAAGGCTCTCGAATTGTCTTGTCCCATTCCGGACTCCTTTTTTGGTTTCCGTTAATGTCCGGCCTTCCCTTGTGATAGGCGTGTTCCGAAGCCAGAAAGTGTCTCCAACTCCTGATGACCTGACCCTTGGAATCCCGACCACTCCTGCTCATCGCCTTGTTCCAGGTCGTCTCCGCAAACTCTTTGGTGCACCCCACAAAATCGCTGTGCGCCACCGCATCCTCCTTCGTCCTTGGAAAACCGTCATGGGGTTCAACCTCCGTCTCCGATTCCTCAGTCTCCACAAATCCCTTCCTCCGTTCCCGGCTCTCCCGCTGCTTAACACGGTTGTATTCCCTCAAATCTTCCAACGACTTTACCCCCCGGTAATAAGCAAGGCTGGGAAGAAAATACTCGAACTCCCCCCTCTTAACCATCCTTCTCCCTTCATACTCCTTGTTCCTGCTCTTGGGGTCAGGTGACTGCAAAAATTCAAGCGCCTTCTCAACCCTCTGCTGAGGCATCCCAATCAAAAAAGCCACGATCTCCGAATTCATCTCCACCAACGAATCCGGCCTGGCATGTGAAATCGCATACCCCCACACCGCAAATACGTCCGCCCCTGCTCCCCTCATAGACCCCTGATACATCCTCTCAAAATGTTTCCCAAACATAACCACACACTTCCTAAAACTCCTATTGATGTCAAGCGTCAAATTTGACAATTGACGACTATTGACAAACCTTGACTCTGCTTCTGTGTATGATTCTGATTCTGTACGATAGGGGGATTGTTAAGGGGGACCGTAACTACCTCCCGTTACCTGGTCACAACCTTTGTTACTCACCGTGACTCCTCTGGGGATGGTGTTGGTGTTGGTTCTGTTTCGAAAGAGTCCATAGAAAACCTTTGCCCATCAATAAATCAAAGTAAAATCAGCCCATTGAAGTATCTTAGAAATCAGGTACTTGAAAAGACCTGTGCGTTAGATCGAATATAAACTTATCCAAAATACCAAGTAGTCCTTTAGGCGTGGGGGAGTAATACGCATGGCGTCAGTCCGATAGCCCCTCCCCGGTGCCACCCGTGGGGACGGTCTGGCCGTGCAAAGAGATTCCTTGCCACACGCGAATGCTTCGGAAAGACTGGGGGATTGTAAGGGGGTTTAACGTTACTGAGTCAAGACAATTCTTGTGTCTGACCCACAACTGGCAGAGTACTAGCACCTTGTTTCGGACCAACTCAACGCAACACGTTGCAACTCAACAAAACTTCTTTCGCACAATATCGATTATGTCGTGTCAGGAGGATCGATGGCTGGTCCTTCGTTCATCACGCTCGGGGCCGAATCTTCGCCCGGCGGCGGGTAAACGATGGGTTGAGCTGGTGCTGGCGACTTGTCGCGCTGCTGGCGTTTGCGTGGCCCAGCCGCTGAATCGTCCCTGGCGTTAATTGAGCCTGGCTTGAGCTTGCCACGCATTATGCGCTTACGCTCCTCAAGAACCTCCCAAGCACGCGCACAACTTGCTGCTTTGCCATTGTCTTCCTGCTCTTTCATTGCTCTAAGGAACAGATCGTCTTGGAGAGCAAGCAGTTGGTGGTAGTATTTACGACCTCCGGACTTATTTTCGGTGAGCTTGTCGAGATTAGCATTGGCCATGTGGTAGTTTTACACTTGGGAGTTACGCAAGGCAAGTGAGTAAGGACGAGTAGCATGTCAGAGTAGCGGAATGGGTGTAAAAGTCGTTTATAGGGCAACGTAGCGCGATTTAGGCGGGGACTGGCGCTGTTGGTAACTGGTCAAGCAACCTTTACTTGGACAGAGCAATGTCCGACTGGATGCAATGCGAGTGTAATGTGTCCAAGTGTCTTGAGGATTATCAAGTGAACGATAACGGTTAACGGAATAGCGGTTTTTAGATTGGCATAAAAGCGGCTTAGTGTAGAAGCATGAAATTGAAAATCAGGATTGACCAGAGGCATTCGGCGGCGTGCTTGATTCGCTGGCTTCGCCGGTCGCGCAGGATGGGACGTAAGAGCTACGGGGTCGAGAGTTTCGACAACACATGGATTTGCGAGCAGGTGGAGCGAGAATTCGGCTGTTAACCCCGCACAAGCAAAGGACTGATATGACATCACAAATCACTAAGACCATCGGAGGCCACTACGAAATCAACGCCACTGGAAGCATCCTGTCGCCGGGAAACCGCGTGGCCGCCGGGTCAGGCGAAGACTATGACACCGGCACGGTGGACAGCATCTCTGGAGACAAGGCCACAGTCCGGTGGGATAGCCATGTGACGACAATCCTCCCGCTGGACGCTGACGTGCGAGTGATCCTATGAATAAGAACGCACAAGCACTAGGTCGTCTCGGCGGTCTGGCCTGCAAGGGTCGTCCGAAGACGTTGAGCGATGAGGAGCGAAAGCGGCGGTCTGATCGGATGCGATCTTGGAATTTGCAGCGCAAACTTAACAGTCAACCAACAAAACAACCATGACAACCCCCACCAAACAACAAACAGGCAAAATATGACTCTGGATAAATCAGAATTGGAAGCAGGACAAGCTGAAAAGTTTGTTCGTTGCTATGACGATGGCGGAGAAACTGTTGACCGTTACACTGTGGTTTTTACCGGACGATATAGACACAAAACAGGCGGTGTCTTTTGGCACCTGGGGATGAATGCGGAACCTTATCATCCGCAAGGTTTCGGGCAGCATGGCGAAAGAGACAGACAGATTGACGTAAACAAATGGGGATTTGCTCCTCCGATTGGACGCAAAAATCATCTTGGAAAGCGAGTTTCTTTTTTCGAGTTGCCAGATGATTGCCGGAAATTAGTAATTCACAACTTGATCGAACTTCACGGCAACTAAACCTCTGTATGAATATGACAACGAACAAACCCACAATTGAACAATTCGCCAAGCTCTTTGGCGTGACCGTTGAGCAGTGCAACGCACTCAAGGCAAAGAATCGCGAGCAATTGACCGAGATGCGCGTCAAGGCATTGAAGACCGGACGCAAGGTCAATGGTTACACGGCGGAGCAGTTGCGGCAGTTGATTACCGGACTTCAAATCCCATGACTACCAGCAAACAATTCATTCTCGTATCCAACCTTCACGGCGTCGAAGTGTTTCCCGCAATCGGCAACGGGCTGCTTGCGACCGTGACGAGTGACAAGGACAACACGCCAGTGTATGACGAGCGCGACAATCCCGAAATCAAACGTGCTTTCTGGTCTGCTGTGTTGCGTCGTGAGTTTCAACCCCGATGGATTTGAATATGGCCAGAATTTTAATCGGGTGTGAATTTTCAGGAATCGTCCGAGACGCCTTTGCCGCTCGCGGCCATGACGCTTGGTCGTGTGACCTGCTGCCAAGTGAGAGGCCGGGCAAACATTTTCAGTGCGATGTATTGACCGTCTATCAGGATCACTGGGATTTGATGATTGCGCATCCGCCTTGCACCTATCTGGCGTCATCCGGTGCCAGATGGTTCAAGGACCGAAGGACTGAACAGGATTTAGCTTTTGAATTCGTGAAGGCGTTGTTGAATGCGCCAATACCCCACATCGCACTTGAAAACCCGATTGGCGTTTTGTCCACTCGCATTCGCAAGCCTGACCAGATCATCCATCCCTGGCAGTTCGGTCATGGCGAAACCAAGGCAACCTGTTTGTGGCTCAAAAACCTGCCGGGGCTACAACCAACAAACATTGTCGATGGAAGAAAGCCGCGAATCCACTTTGAATCACCCGGTCCTGATCGTTGGAAAAACAGAAGCCGCACTTTACCGGGGATCGCCGAAGCTTTTGCAGATCAATACTCATTATTCATTTTCGACCGCGAGGAATATGTGAACAGGTATGAGAAACTAACTTAACCCCCATGACAACCACCAACAAACAACAAACGGGAGACGAGCAAGGGAGTGTGAGCAAAGCACAGCATACGCCAGGACCGTGGAAGATTAAGATTGTTGACGGTGGTTACACCAAATTTGAATTGCTTAATCGCCCTGACAGCATCGAGCAAGCATGGGCCAATGCCAGGCTGATCGAAGCCGCCCCCTCCATGCTGGCCGAAAACAAACGGTTGCGGGAAGCCCTGGAAAACGCAATCGATTGCTTTTCAAATTACATTCCAAAACAATCCAGAGGCTACAAGGAAGGCTGTTTCAATTACATTACCGACGGAGTTGAAATGGGTTGTTCATGTCCTATTTGCAAAGCCCGATCCGCCCTTGACCAGTCTGTGAAGTGAACCTCCCCGACTCAATCCTGCTCTGGATCGCCATGCTCATTCTGTGGGGCGCGGCCAGGCACAGGAAAAAGACAAAATGAAACTTGTCTCCTGCCAATTGACGCAAGCCGAGGTAAACCATCTGCTCGGCCTGATAGACTCCAACGAACGAGAAGGCACCTATACCGATCCGCAGTATCAGTATTGGTCTCGAAGTGATCGCATAAAGGCCAAACTTACACCTAGGAAAAATAAGAAACGCCAGCCATGAACATCGAATATACCGAGCAAGACATTAAAACAATCAGGTCAATCCAGACTCAGATTCACGCGCAAACTCTGATTGCCAGGGACGCCGGGGACAAGGTGCTGGAACTGCTGCAAGAATTGAGGAACGAACAAGTGAGGATCGCTGCCAGGTTCCACGAATCAAAGGTGAAGCCATGACAATAATCCTCTGCCTCTGGTGGGGCGCACTCATCATCCTCGCCGGAAAGGTTGCGCGATGAAAATGTTTGTTTGCGAATGTCCGGGCGCACTCTGCGACCGATGCAAAAAGCCAACTCCAGTAGTGGAATTTGGAATTGTAGTGTCGTCCAAGTTGGGAAAGATAGCTCATTCTCTTTGGCTATGCCGCGATTGCCTGCTTGATGCCGTCGCATTGCTGGACAAGCCAGTTCCTGAATTCGAGGACAGTCTATGACACAGCTTGACCTGCTGACGGGCAAGGCTCCGGTTGTTTCGGATGATGATGTCCAATGGTTGCGTAGATTGCTCCGGAACAGTGGCGGCTGGAAAACTGCCGTGGACATAGCCGCGATTTGCGAATGTGATCCTGGTGAAAACTTCAAGCGCCGGCTCAGGGCGATTGCCAGCGAAAGCAAAGGGGCTATCATCTCCGGCCAACTCGGGTATCTTTACAACGGCGATGCCAGCCTTGAAGAAAGAAAACATGCGGCGGCCTGGTTGCGGCATCAGGGCCGTGAACTGTTCCGCCGGGCCGATGAAATCGAAAGTTACAAGCCATGATTGACAAAGCGACATCCGCCAACGCCAACGGCGTTGGCCAGCCAACAAGTGAGGCGCTGTTGGCTGCTGTGTGTGATTCTGTGGCGGCGTTGGAGCGAATCTTCACGCTCTGCGAGGCATACCAGAACCAAGACATCGAAGGGCAAGACCCGGAAGATACAGCCGAAGCGTGCGACCTCGTGATAAATCAAATCTGCGAAATCGCCTGCGTAGAGCACGCAAGACTCTCGTGGGTGAAGCCACAGAACTAACAAGCTGAGGCACGGCGATGAATCCTGAAATCGAAAAATACTACAACGAGTCTCCCGAAGTAGAGGAATGGCTGAACGCACCGGGCGGCAAGCCGCTGCCTCCAGCGCCGGGTTATGCCGACAATGATGAGCTGTTCAAACTCTCCGAAAAGCTGCTCGAAATCTCAAAGGCGCTAGAGAAAAAAGGTGACGCCGGAACTGCTTCCAATGTGTGGGGTATCTCAACGGAACTCTTTCGCATGGCCTGTCGGCATAACGACCCAAGCTCAGCGACCACGCCGAGCAAACCGTAACAATGCAACAAGAGCGCGATGGCGTGGTTCGCTGGAGCGCATGCTTCGGCGACGAATATGCGCAATCCAAATGGCCCATCAATCGAAGACCAAGAGTTTGCCCGCGACTGCGAGATGGACGACTACATCGCAGAGCAACAGGCGAAAGAATCGAAAGCTGTCCGAGAGGCGAAATGCACCGTCTGTAAAACCGCCTGGGTGGACGTGATGAACGGTGAGGACACATGCGATGAGTGCAAAGTCGCCTAACAAGGATTAGACGACACTTGTTCGTATATCACCAACCAAAATGAAACCTGATTGGAGAAATGCCGACTGGCTCTTGCTCGTGCCAACCCTGTCCATTCACCCGGACGCTGCCACGAGGGATGATATAGCCAATCTGGCCGCTGATCTCATGGAATCACGATTATGAAATGTCCTAAATGTGAACGAGCGCCAATCCGATTCGAGTGGACAAACCCTGACCGACGTGGACCTGGTGCTGATGATGTCCATGCCGTGTGCTCAGCAGTCCGCAAGTGCGGCTTCCGAATGTTCCTGCCGGATGGACTGAAAAGCAAGCGCAGCTTCTTGGAGAAGATCGTGAAAAGATACGCACACGATTCTGAACGATTCGTTTACTATGGCAGCAAACTTCCATCACCAAAATGAAACCAATGAAAACCGCAGCAGCACTCAGGGCCGGTGACACCGAGTTCCTGAGAAACGAACCGATGGAGAAGTTTATCGAACAGATAGCCTCACCCATCATGGACGAACAGGACGAAATCGAATCGCTCAAGGCTCAGATCAGGGCCAGGAGCGAGGCGCAATTGGATTTGAAACGGGCGGCAAAAGAGTTATTGGACAGAATTGATGGTCTGCAAGCATTGAATTTTTACCTCTTTATAGCTTCGCAATGTGAAGCCCTGAGAAAGGCGTTGGATGAAATCCCCTGAGACGAATCCCGTTGTTCGGATTGGTTGGCGTTTCTTTCACTGCCCGGAATGTGAGCATCGGTGGAAGTCGCCGGGCCATGACCCGCTACCGCCAAGCGGTGAGAACTGCCCGCGATGCGATGAATGGTGTCAGCCATACAACTCGGAAATAGATGCAACAATTCCGTGTGACGACATGGGCAACCTGACCGTGCCGTGGAACTGGACGGGCGAATCGCCGAACGGTGAAGTCAGGCACTCGGCGGGTAAAACCGAGTGCTATCAAAAGCAAAAAGACCTATGAAAAACCAAGACGCAACGCCTAATCCAAAGATGCCGACCGAGTTGTCCTGCACTGAATTGTTAACTGCGGTGCTCGAATGGATACATGAAAATCACAGCGAAAGTGCCACCGAGAACGATACGACTGAAACGCTCGGCCTGGACAGTCTCGACCATGTGGAAATCGCCATGCACGTCGAGGAGCAAATCTGCCGTGACATCCCGGAAGAATGGATCGAACGGCTCAACGAGAAAAGCACGCTCAAGGAATGGGCGGCGGAAGTGGCAAAACACGCAAGCAGCTAACAAGGATTAGGCGACATTTGTTCGTATATGAAACTAACTGAATTCCTGCGCTGCCTGAAAGCGTCCTTTGACGCCGAGGCAATCACCATCTGGCTCCTGGTCCTGTGCCTGTTCGGTATCGCAATTGTCCTTTACTACTCGGCTACAAAATGAAAATCCTGTCTCCAGAAGGTAAAGACCTGTCCTCTTGGGAATCAAACGGCGTTGAGATGCTCAGGCGTCAAAACGAAGACCTGAAAAACAAGCTGCTAGCGATGCGGAACGAGGCTGAACTGGCACTTTCACAGGCCGAACGGATATGTTGCTTCTCATTTGAGGACGCCAAGATGTGTGAATCATTGAAAGACATACTCAGGAAACTGGCCCGATAATCTCTATTTCGGTCCTTTCCTCCTCTTTTGAGTGTGCCTTTTCAGACCTGACGAATCCTTCGAGAACGCGCCAATTGTCGTCAACCAATAATCCAGCTTCGACAAGGCAATCCTGAGCGTCTTTGAGCCGGTAGTTGTCCCAGTCGTTTGGTCGCTGGGCATAGACGGTGAAAATGACCCGCATTCGCTCTCCAGTGCCCTTCTGAGCGCCAGTCCAGCCCTTAGCTTCTCTCTGTGCAGGACCGACCAGTGAACGCCTCTCAGGGCATTCTGGCTCGGTGGAACGTACCCTCTTAACACGAGCTTGATAGGCTCTGAGATCATCGCTTGTCCAGGTTGGCATACAACAGCCTCATTTCATCTTCCAAATCCTGCTCTCTGGCAATCGACCGTTCAACCCTCAACTTCTCACGTTTGCGAAGTGAATTGTCAGACCAACGCTTGCGAGATTCCTTTGAGCGCCTTTTAATTTGGAGTTTGTTTCCCCGGTTTGGCCTATTGCTATGTTACGCCTCATAGGAACGTCTCCTGTAATTCGGGCGTTTTCCTTTCGGCCATACAGATTGTGTCGTTGTGGTCGCTGCCGTGGCAGACGAGCATGATTTCTTCGATGTCCCATCCTTTACCCATGCCGACCGTGTTCCATCCGAAGTGCAGCACCACGCCGCCGACTGGCACGAGGCGGTTGATTTGCCGCTTGAGCCGTTTGCGCGTCATGCCGAGTAGCGCGTCCGTTTGCTTCATCGGCAGCCCGATGGAGTCGTAGCACTCCTTTACCTGGCGCGGCGAGTATGGCGGGTCACAGATTACCAGGTCGGCCACGATGCCCTTGTCTGCGATCATCGTCAGGAAGTCCTCGGCGTCCATGTGGTGTTCCGCCGCCGTGTTCGGGTTCAGGTCGTTGGTGTAGGTTGTCCAGCGTTTGTTGCGCGAGAAGCAGTCCACCGAGATTTGTGATTTCATCAGATACTTCTTCACGAAGCCCGCGATGGATGGCACATCGAAGGTGTCAGAGTTTGGCATGTCCCGCACCCTCGACAATGAGGCGTAACAAGGCGCTGGACCTAACCCGGATGAGCGCCGGGCTACGTCCTCTGGCGATAGAATGGTTTCGGCGGCGCTCATCCGGGTAGGTCAGCTTTCTCGTTGGGCCTATCGTGCAACCAGTGTGGCGAGCCATCTACGCAGGCGACACGTTTACAGATTCGGCCTTTGATGTTTTTCGGATACACTCGATGCCACGTTTCGCCTTCATCAGCACGGAATCGGCGCACATGGATGTAGCCGTTGTCTTGAAACCAGTTGCTCCAGTCGAGTTCGTGGAGGTCAGCACTTCCACACGTCGAGTATTTGCGCACGGCGCAGTCACGACGGATAGGCCCAACCATCCGATGCAGGCGACGTGGCGGGGCTTTAGCAGTTCGATGTTTGCTCATAAATTTGGAGGCGCGGGTTAATCGGCCACGCGCCTGATCTGGTCGTTAGGCCGCATTGCATAGTTGAACGCAGAGACATCAAATATCCATTCTTTGCCTTGCTCGTCAGTCACTATGACTTCCGCCCATACAGCGTGTTCGCTGAGTTTATCGGAGCGGTTTCTTGCTCCTATTACAGACAGGATGCCCAGCGGCCTAACAGGGTCACTGGAGACAACCGCCGTTATCGCTTTCTTTTTTGCCATAAGATTTTTTAGAGTTCGGACACCGCAGTTCGGCGGTGTCTCAGTTCCCGCCGTTATGCCGCCTTGCGCCAGTAGCCATAGACGCACCTTGTTCCTTCGCGTGAGCAGTCGTGGGTGTCGTGTATCACGCCATCAATCACGGCAACCAGATGCCGCGACACTGACACGATGAGAGTTCCCATCGGCAGTTCTCCGTCGCGCAGGTGGACTTTGCATCCGCTGCCGATGCTCATGGTTGCAGTCCACACCCAGCCCAAGGACTTGAGATAGTCTTTGTAGAGTTGCTTGTGGACTCCGGCTGACGCATCCGAGCCGTCGAAATAGACTTCATCGGCCAGATGGTTGATGGTGTCGCGGACTTCCGCGTATGGTTTTCCGGTAGCGATTGCGATTGCACGCACAACACAGTCGCGCTGCTTCTTCGTCCCGCTGCCGCCGTCGTTGTATATGTGTTTCATACGCTACTATTTTACCAGATGGGTTTTCTGCGTTTGAGATTTTGAGCAGTTCCGTCCACGCCCGCTTGATGATTCTTGATGTTTAGTCGGGGGCTTGACACGATTTCGCATCGTGTTCATGCGGGTCGGGTTTGTGATTTTCAGACACCGACACCATTTCCGACCAATGTTTATGCGGTCAAAAATAGTTGAAGATTTTTTTAGAGCGTTCGACGGTTCGTCACGATAGAGCACATCACGCAGGGACGTTTCTTCGTTCACGTCGTAGCTGTAGCCTTGATGGTCGCCGTATTCTCTGCGCCCGCCGGAATACCACGCGGCATCTTTCAGCATTGCCAGCAGATGCTCACGCGGAATCGCCGTACAAGGCGCTGCACCCGCAACTGCCGCCGCGCTTTTCACGTTCAAAGTTTTGCTCATATTTCAAAGTCCTTTCTGCGCTCCACCCGTCCCGCCAGCGGCAGTGGGGTGAGCTTGGTCGTTAGCTGCTTGCGTTTTGCGCGTCTCCATGACATTCCCTGTCCGCATTGCGGGCAGTCTTTGCCGTTAAGTCCGTCGTGCGGTTCTTCACGCATGTCTTGGCGGCACGTCGGGCAGCTATGCCAGTTCTTTCTTTTTCGACGCAGGCTAACAATGCCAGTGGAGCGCAACTGCCGCCCGCGTTTCCGTTTCGATGCTTGCTTGATTTTCATAGGTTCTATTTGTCGTTCACGTTCGCTGTCGGCGGCAGTGGCTCACCGGCAGCGTTATTGTAGAAATCGTGCAGGGCTTTCACGACTGTTACTTGCGCTGAATCTTCGTTCTTCTTCCAAAGGTATTCATCTCCAAAATGAATTTTCCTGTCTTCGTATTCCTCTATAATGACGCCCAACGCTTCCACCAGATGCGATACTTCCCTGCGCAAATACGGTTCCAAATGACCGGCGAGACGGTTCACCATGTCTTCTATGTATTCCTTCCGGCTAATGCTTGGAGACCAGTCTGGATTCCCAGGTGGGTCTTTAAACCAATCCTCAGCGGCCTGTCGTGCGAGCGGGTTCATTTGCATATCTCAATCATTCGCTGGAGGTTCTTCGCACTGTTTCAGCATCTCGACCATTTTACTTCGGGTTACGTTCGGGGCGCGAGCATGAAAGTATTTCCAGAAGCCATCTGGATTATGCTGGTTCGCTTCTACCGGGTGCGCGGCGCAGAACATCTCCCATGCGATGTCTTTGCAGTGCTCATCAGTTTCGTTCATTTTGCGTTTAACTGACTGTCAACATACTTTCCGTGAAACACAATCCGCACAGCCTGTATCCACCGATAACGATTATCCTTCCCCTGATTCTCTCACCGCATCGTTCGCAACAATCAGCGTAACTCCAGCGTCTTTGGAACACCACCTCGTTAACCTCGAAGTCCGGCATACTCCTCTCAGATTCCTTTTCAGCCTCTTCCATCGTGCCAACGAACGTGATTTGTTTCCGTGGATTGTGGGAATCTTCCGGCACGAATTCGATTATCCAATGGTACCAGGTTTCGTTCATGTTCAGAATGCCACATCGTCTTCCGTATCATTTGGCTTTTCTGTGGCAGGTTCGGTTGATCTCATCAATGCAGCAAACTCCGGTGAGTTCTGAATCTTTTCCCTTGTCTTATCTGTCAGAGCGGCCATGACTCCGGGGTTGTACTGGTCAGGTTCAAGTGAGAAGTAAACAGATGGATTCACCTGATCCGGACACTTCTCATTCCTGCCTATCGGGGCGATGCCATCCACGTTGATGTAATCTCCGTTCTCAATCAATGTAATGCGGCAAGGAACGCCTGGCAGCTTGCGAGGATCGTAACTGGACAATTCTTCCTTGGTGAACTTTCGTCCGCGCCAGCTTTCAAGAAATCCTCTAAGCGAAGAAGCGTTATGCAACGACTGTTTGAATGTTTTGCTGACTGCGAATGGTTTACCTTTTACTTCCGGGTTATACTTGCCTTCCATTAGTTCAGTGGGCAATTCCCAGGTAATTCTAACGTCCCGGCTTGTCCATTCCTCCCCTCCGAAAGTGTGTTTTTGAGTGCCCATGTCAATGACATGAATGCAACGAGCGAGATGTGATCCTGCTGGTGGGTTTTCGTATTGACCGCTTTCTTTCCAGTGCATGGTATTTTGGTTCTTTCTTTCAAGGCCGTGGTTCAAGTTGGGCCTTAAATCGTTCTATTACCTCGTTCATCTGATCGAGGTAAAACAGTTCAAAATTGGTTTCATCCGGCTTGATTTGTTTCCAAAGAATATAAATGACCGAACGCAGCCGTTGAGATGGAGTTTTAATATCCAGGTCATTGTGAACGGTGACAAGTTCCTGCGGAACAGAATCAGAAGGTTGAAACAGGGCTTTCAAATTCAATCCCTTGATCTGGTGAAAAGCGGTGCATTCCTCTGCGGACAATTCAGGAGTAGCCAATCGTAGAGACAAGCTGCGATCTGACCGGCTGCTGATTCCAGTGATAATGGCATCGCAGGTGATTGCTTTCATAAATCAGTGAGCGCGGCAGGATTGGAACCTGCAAGAGTCGGTGCAACCAGAGTTTCCGGCTTTCGCCTTGCGTTACTCCCGTGCGAGAAACCCCCACGGAGGATTGACACGTCCCGTTCCGTCTCTACGTGTCCTAGCGTCTTTACATTTCGCCACGCGCTCATAAATCAGTCATTCTCCTGGCCAGATGAACCCCGTAATTTGTCAGTGACCATTTGTTTTCCGTCCAACTCAGCCGATAAACCAATCCCTCGCGGCCAAGCTCTTCACCGTCGATGTTGCTGTCTCCGTTCACAATCTTACGAAACTCGGCCAGTGCATCAGGCGAAAGTTGAGGCGAAGGAAGATTGTCGTAAACGGTCATTCAACCTCCTTCAAGTGGACGATGCGACCGTTGTTGATTGCCCATTGCTTTGCGTGGTCTTCTATACTAAATAAGTATTGAGCACCATTGGGAGACACCACCGCCCAACACTCAATCTTCTTCGGTCGTCGGCGGTAGAAATCCGGAGGGTCAGAAAAATCGCAGCGCAATCCTTCTGGCCAATCAATCCAACGTCCATCCATGCTCTTACTTTGCAACTCCCCATCACCGAATGCGTCGACGTGCGGAAGGTACTGTTTTGCGTAATCTTGTTTCATGGTTTCCTCCACCCATTTCGTTCAAGCCATTGGTCAATCTCTTCTGGCGTTGTTCCGCAGCCATGATCTTTGAACCATTGCTCGCTCTCTTTCTTCTCTGCCTCAACATCATCATCGGTCATTCCCTGATTCAACCAGCCCAGTCCGCTGAATCGTCGTCCACATCGCCCCGATGAATCGTCAATGATGCGTGGATGGGTTCCATCCCGCTCATACGGATGCACCTGACTCTCGCCCATTGGCTCGGCCCAATCGGGTTGTTTCATTTCTTTCTTTCGGCAATCATGGCGTCGGCCATCCGGTAACATTCTTTGGCTACCATGTCCGGAAAGGAGGTTAAACTTGGCCAATGGGAAGCCTGCAATACCGCCATTGCAAAGGCGTCTCGGAGAGACATCCCTTGGTACAGTTCTATCGCCGGACTATTTCTGTGCTCACAAGGATAAGCTGGCCCTCCATCGTCTGTTGTTTTCATTTGCAATTCGAGTTCCAATATTCAAGACAGATTTCTATTACTGATTTTGCGATAACCAGTTCTTTCTCATTACGACTGTCCAGTGCCAGCCATGCAATTTGAGCAGCCTCCTTGACGGGCCCAGCTATTCGGGACACTTCCGCGTTTATCGCCAGTTGCACGGCTTTCTGCATGAGCGGGACATGAAATGAAACCTCGCGACATTTCTCGACGGCCTTTATCGCGGCATCGCTGATTACAAGGTCGTTCATTTCTTCCTTTGCTTGAGTTCTATTAGAACTTGCCGGAGATAATTCGAGTCGTTTGAGATTACGGCATTGAGCCATCTTTCCACATCATTCAAATCCCATTTACCTGTACGCATAAGCTGAACGGCTGAGATACAATTCCTCGCCATACTAATTACTCCTGATGCAAATTGATTTTCGTCGCTCATGTTGCTGACAGATTAAGCCTTAGATTTGAGTTCTTCTCGCGCCGCTCGAAGAGCATCTGCCGCACGGGTCCATACTTGCTGTTTATCTTCCAGTTGAATTAGTATCGACCGCATTTCGCGGATGGCACATTGAAGCTCGAATCCGGCCCTCAAAAGCTGGTCGTCCAATTGCTTCCTTCTTTGTGCCCTGGTCGGTTTCATGTTCGTTCTACTTGACACGCCAGATCCGCACGCCGCCCTCGACGGTTCTCATTGTCAGTATTATATCAAAATGTTTTTTGGACTTTGCAATCGAACTGCTTAACTGAGACGTAGTACGGTTGCCAACGAAAAAGGAATCTCCAACTTGAAGTTTAGACAGAATCGTTTGCCACTTACCTTTGCCTTTGTTCCGACCACCCAAATTTGAATACGCACCCTTGGATGGCAGTGGAACTTTCTTCTCAATCTTGATTTCTCCGTTGGTCGGGTTCATGGGTTGCAATTTATCAGTCCCGCGACCCCGCGCAAGAACTTTTTCAAACAAAATTAAAATTCCTTTGACAAGCCTGTTAATCTGCCGCAAATTGCGACCATGCAAAACGGCAGAACGCTTTCAAAGCCTCAAATCAGGAAGCTCATAGAGCGCCGAAAATCATTCAAGGTTGCCACCAATGACGAACGGCATGACGTTTTAATCTATGCGGCCTATGTCCCCGTGAAGCTCCAGACCAAGGCGAGAGAAGAAGGGGGTTACAGTGTCACGTTCACGGTCTGATGACGGGTCGTGCAAATGCCTGTCGGCAACGGTAATGAGAAGCGATGAACGCGACCCAGGAAAATATCGCGTGTGCGAACGAAAGGCCGGGCATGTCGGCAGACACATGACCTACTATTGCGGGAATCGAAGGTTTTGGCCTATGGCCGGGAAAGAACATCTATGAGCGATCCATCTGACCTGTTATCCACTTTCGGAGAAAACCACCCAATCATCGCCATACTGGACGAACAAAACGGCTGGTATCTAGTGGCGCATCCGAATGGGCCCGCTATAGCAAACTCAAGGTTCGACCTGCTGGCATCACTAGCCCATGAACACGAAGATGTACCTGAATCCATACGGTGCGATGCAGTGTGGAAGCTCATGGAATGGGCGGCGAAACAACCTACATGGCCAATGGTGGCTAACGACAAGCACACTGACCGACGCTGTAAGGAACTATGAAAAAGAAATCATCTCACCGAATTGACCGGCGCAAACTGAACCGCAAGCGAAGCGGCGGTTCAATGCAGCGCGTGGTTAGGGCGCTGGCCAAAACCATCTGGCGTGCTGCGCTCGAAGAAGTCAGGAAAGACGAGGGCTACGACGACGGTGTAAACGACTATCGCAAAATTGATCCAAGAACCAAGAGCGCGATGAATGGGATCGCTAAATGGATTCTCAAACATAAGCGCCCTAACGACCAAGGAGGATGAATGAAGATACAAGTTGTAACCACTGTATTTTATTGCGCTAAATGCCAATCGGAATTGAACTTATCGTCATGTACAAACCGTAGGTGGTGGAAGTTTTGGGACCGTGGGCATTACAAGCATTACCCTGGACACACGTACCACGGAATTGGTTCTGGTTATCACAATAAGATTTCCTATGTTGAAGTTCCCGATCTACCACGACCGTGGATTTCTCTTGATGAAGAATCCCCGAAGGATGGAACCGTGTGCGACACAATCAATTCATCGACTGGATTTCATACGAAATTATTGAAAAGCGCATCGGGTGGATTCTGGTCAGGGGGAGGGATGTGGAACGGGGTAATAACGCACTGGAAGGCATCCGAATGACTTTCCATCTAACAGAGGAACAAACAGAACAGTTGTCTGCCTGGTCCAAGGGTAGAACTGGACAGGGTCCGGTTGGAGGAAGGATAACCGTGTCGTTCACCGAGACTGCAATCGGGAATGTAGTGAAAGCCAGGGATGCTACAACCGGAGATGAAATAGACCTTACGGAGTACGAGAACTTTTAACAAATGAACTCAACTGTTACCAGAGACGGGGTATGGACATCGCACGGTTTGTCGGCGGATTTCCAATTCCTGTACACCCATCCAAGCTGCGAAGGAATGATTCGTGTCAGAACTGCATCCGGGGAAAGTTACGCTCCCGATTCAGAATTGAAATGGGACTGTCTTACCTTGCCCCCTGAAAAAAATTACGAAAAATGATTTTACCCCGTCCTGTCTTCGTGCGCCCGTTGCATGGCTTTTCTTTCATTTGGCCATGTCGCGGGGAGATGGGACGGGGTATTACTTTCTGTCGCACCCGGCAACAGCCCGGTGCAGTGTCCCAACGAGCTCTGCGTCGAAATATGCCCGGTCGTGCCGGGTGATCCATTAAATGACCATCGCAATCCTGGTTACTGGTCAGCCTCCGGGTGAGGAAACGGTGGGTGCGACAGAATTGATTTATGAGCGCGTGGCGGAATAAGACGCAGCGGGCAGTGATTGGTGGTATGCGAAGGTCAGCAATGCGAAAGCAACTGGCGGAACGCAGTAAGCTCCACAAATACGTGCCAGAATAGTTAAGCATATCTGCCCGTCTGGTAAAGTGCAGACTGAAATTGTCTGCCGCGCTCACCAATTTATGTATATCGTCCCTGACTTGTCGGACCTGCCGCCAGTTCGCAATCTGATGGCATACTCACCGGCAGGTCGGGGGCGAGTTTAACCAACGAGAAAGGTCACATGAAAATAACCACCTGGTTCCAACGGCTCAATCACTGGACTGATCGACAGCCCCTAGCCGGGCTGCTGGTCATCGCCGTGCTCTGCACCACGGGAATGATACTCTGTTTCGAGCTTGAAACAGTCATGGCGCGTCAGGGCGTGGCCAGCTTTGTCAGTGGCCTTCTGGCGGGGATGCTGCTCACCTCAATCTTTCACGTCCTCGACCGAAAGGCTGGTAAATGAAAATCCGATTCTCAACCTCTCGGGGTTCACTTACTCTGGCAATGGTCATCATCGTGGCGACACTCACGGTCGTTGTCGTCGGTGGTTACATGGTTTACAAGATGCAACGGAGGGTGAACGAGATTAACAATGCGCGGCTCAAGGAACTCACCAACGAAATCAACAACTTTTCGGCGTCAATCCTGTCGAGCAATCCACCGGGCAGTTTCGTGGTCACTTCGATAACTATGGCCACTCAGAACGTTGGGCTGGCGACCACCTGGATTGTTGAAACCTCGACCAACCTTGTGGACTGGGAACCACTGTTGCAGACTGATGACCCGGCAGAGGCGGATAACACCGTCTCAACCAACATTCAGGCAGCAGAAGAACCGATGCGGTTTTTCAGGACTTTTAGTGAATAAAATCACTGCAAGAATCCTATTCCGAGCAGAACTCTCCCCTAACGTGATGGCATGAGCAGAAGAACAGAATATTACAAATACCTCGAATCTTCACATTGGAGAAAACTCAGGAAGTCAGCTTTCAGTAGAGACAATTTCCAATGCACTATTTGTGGGTCTTCCAAAAACCTAAGAGGACATCACTTGCATTACAGAAAACACATTTCGGACTGTACGATTGATGACATTCAAACCCTGTGTAATTCCTGCCACGAGAGATTACATAAGAGGAAGTCAAAGGAACGAAGGATGAATAAACGAAGAAGAGGGATGAAGTGGCTCGTAAGACTAATAATGATGGTGGATTCAACTTCGTAAACTTTGTCAAGGACTCACTACCGCCGTGCCCTGCGGTGCCACCGGCACAGTCTTGACCAGCACAGGTGAGGGAACACTTACCAGACCATCGGCGTTCGTTGCCCGCACAAAGTAGGCGTAGGGCGAACCGGCCACGATGCCGGTGAGCTTCACGGCGGGTCCGGTGAAAACCTGACCTGTTACGCCGTTGGTGATCGAAACTGAGTTCGTGCCCACCGACACCGTGTTGCTGGTTCCTCCCGACCCGTACGTGACCAGGTAGCCTGTGGTCGAGGCGTCTCCCGCCTGCCAGACCACCCACACACTGTCCGCCAGTGCGCTAAGGCAAAGGGCGACACCGATAAAAACGAGCAGAGGTATTCGTGTAGTCATAGTCATGGACGATGATGGTTCCCGGTGGCAGGGTCAATAACGGCGTAAATCCCGTTGGGACCGCTGAAACCCCCAATTCCGTTCGCGTGGTCTGTTCCCCAAGGCTCAAAACGAGGTACTGCGTCTTTATGCTGGTCGGTGTGAAAACGCTTCTCTGAGCCGTTCCTGCGCGTTTTATAGGGGGAATGGGAGGCGGTCCTCCACCCGCTGCGGGCCGTTGAATCTGTGGGACCGATTTTGGTGTCGAACTGCATCCCACCAATGACAGCCAGCATAGGGTGAAAACACCCAAACTGAGAGGCGACTTTAACGCTAATCTGAATGGGCGAATTCTCGAGTACCAGGGGATGTCCTTTAACGTTGAAGAAAAGGCAATACCTGTTCTCGTCCACCATGACATAGAGGGTTTCTCCATGATGGCTCAGAAACAGGTAACAACCGGGGATCAAACTCTTTTACCGGTTTTTAACAATCCAGGCCAGTTCTTATTGTAAAGCTTTTTAGCAGCCCTCTTGAGATGATTTCGCATTCTCAATTTCATCTCCCCATTGATTGTTTCGACCATTTCACAGAACTGGAGTCTGGCAATTTCCTTTGGGAAAATTACAAGTTTGTCTTTCATAAGATTCAACCTGGAGGTTGTGGGACAGGGCCGGGGATGGGCTGAGGAATGGCCGTATGCGGCACCAGAGATTCGTAGGTGGTCTGCTGGATGTGGGCAATGGCCGCGTCGAAATCAGCCGGCGTGAGGGTCGTCTGACCGAACAGAGCTTTGAGAGCCGCTTCCAGCTTTGGCTCGGCCTGTATCCCCTGCTGAACCACTGAGAACACGAAAGGTATCAGTGGGTTGAGAGGCGCGACAAAGGGTTCGATGGTGCCAAGCCCTTCGGCGATGGCGTCGGCAGTGGTTTGTGATAGAGCCATAAATCAGGGTAGTTTAACGCCCAAACTCTTGAGCAGGTTGTACACGTCATTGGCCGATGCGGTCAGGACCGCTTCCGCCTGTTTCCACGAGGTTGTGTTGGCGTCGGATTGTTCCACCAGCATCGCCTTGCCTGCCTTGAGCAGGGCCACGTCAGCCGCCCGGTAGGCGTCATAGGCGGCCTTCACCTTTAACTCGGTGGCCACGGAAGGGTGTTGCTGGGCAACGTAGGTGTCCCACAGCTTCATGGCAGCCTCGACCGTGATGCTGGCGGTGTTGGCCGTTACGTAGGCGTTCTTCGGTGCGCTCTTGCAGCCTTCGGCCAGAGGAAGGAATCCAATGAGAACAGCCGCAATCAACAGTTTGATGTAGTTCATGTCGTGGGTGGGGTTGCGGGTTTGTCAGGCCTGGCGGCGTCACCGGCGGCCATGAGTCCCAGCCCGGTCAGGATGGATGTGACCGTGGCGCTGATGTCCGTCTCGGTGGCCGTGTGTTTCGAGATGGCGAAGATGATGTGGGTGATGCCGGTGCCCATCATCAACAGGCCCGCCAGCGAGGTCCGGGGATTGGCTGCAAGGGTTTTGAACATAAAGGTCAGGTTCCGGGTAAAAGAGGTGCGATCTGGCTGAACATATCCTTGAACGCCTGAAGATTGTCCAGCTTGATGG